AGAAGTGTACTATCTAAACATTGAAGGTAGATTAAAGAAAAGGGATTTAGAAGGCATCAAAGATCTGGATTTATCAAGATTTCATGTTATAGGAAGCCAAGAGGGTAAAATCTTACACGCAGAAGAATATTTACAAATAGCAGAAAAAATCATTAATGAGATACCGGGGAGTATCCTTATCATAGACTCTTATTCAGCACTGTGTACTGAAGCAGAAATTACTAGTGAAATGGATAAGATGCAGCGAGCAGATGGTGCAAAATTATTAGCTAAATTCTGTCGTAAAGTAGCTAATGTGATTCCTGTTAATAAAAATATTGTAATTGGTATTACTCATTTGATGGGTAATCCAACAGGATATGGTGCGGAGTTTAAAGAAAAGAGTGGGCAGGCCATTGCATATCAAACAGATATCAAATTGAGGGCTAAGAGTTTTAAACCGTGGGTACTTAGTGCTGACAGTAATCAAATAGGACAAGAGATAGAATGGCAAGTTGTATGTTCTGCTCTTGGGCCACCGGGTGGTAATATTACTAGTTATATTAGATATGGACAAGGTATTGATAAGTATATGGAGGCCATAAACCTTGCTTCAGATATTGGTATTATACATAAGGGTGGGGCGTGGTATACTCTAACGGCTCTAGAAGATAAACCAAAATTTCAAGGAGCCGAAAAAGTGCGTCATTATCTATTAGATCATCCAGAAGCATATGAAAATTTGGTGAAAAGCATAAAAGATACAATGGGTATTAAATGTTAATAGTTGATTTAGATGGTAATTCACATAACTGGTTACTTATTGGTAATATGGCAAAGGGTAGAACCGTAAATAGATCATCTTTGCATTTGCAGGCCAGAGAACTGATATCTAAAACATATCCCACACTCCAAGTTTTGGAAGAAGTACCTATCTCTTTAAGAAAGAGTGAGGTTTTGTACTTAGATTTTTATTTACCCCTAAAAAAAACTTGCATAGAGGTGCATGGAGAACAACACTATAAGTTTGTGCAATTCTACCATCATAACTTACTGAATTTTTTAAAATCGCAAAAAAGAGATAGAGAAAAAAAGGAATGGTGTGATCTTAACCAGATAACCTATATTGCTTTACCCTATAACGAATCTATAGAGTCATGGTTTGAAAGGATTAACAATGCTTAAAACATCAAAAGAAGAAATTAAATATTGGGATGATATTTTAGACGAATATGAACAATCAATTGGTTTGGCAGAATACAAAGAAGATGTCTTGGGATCTGATGAGCTAAATATTTATCTTACTATGAACAGAGATAGTATAGAAAAACTTGGTCCAGAAGACTGCGCTCAAATTTCTTATAGATTAGGTCAGTTTGCTTTTCATATACAAAGAACAGTCAACAGAGAGTTAGCAAGATTTAACTGGGCTGATGAAATTATCAAAGAAACGATTGCAGACGAAATAAATAACTACAAAGGATATGGATATCTAGAAAAATCTGGACAGGCAATTAAACACAATGATAAAGCCTCATCATTAAATAAAATTAAGGTGTATGCCAAACAACGTAGTGATAGATTATCATATTTAGCTAATGGAATAAAAAATCTTTCTGATATATTATTGTCTATACAAAAAACAAAGGTGAAGCATGGGACTTGATAAAGATGATATCAAAGCTTTGATAGCTATTCTGCAAAAAGGATTAACAGACGACAACGAAGATGATACTATAGATAAGCCCAGATCTAACAAAACGAAAAAGAGCACATCCACAAAAAAGAAAACTAATCGTATCAATAAGTTTGATCAAATGGCAGAATTTAATATGTGTAAAGAGGATGTGGAATTTGATAGAAAAATTAGAAAACCACCACCATCCGCCAGAAATAGAGATTTTGATTATATCAATGTTCAATGTAGGGTGTGTGGAAAAAAAGATAAAGTTCCTCCGGTCTTGGTAGAGTCTAAAGAAAGATACAAGTGTAACAAATGTTCGACTGGAGCGGGGTGATAGATGATCTTATGCGATCCTGCTGCTGAAAGAGCAGTTTTAGCTGGAATCTATAATTATGGAGATGAAGCCTATCTGGATATAGCCGATATTATCCAAGAATCATCATTCACTATAGATAGTAATGTTCTAATATTCAAATGTATCAAAAGACTATTTGATAGCAATAACACTAAGCTAGACATAGCTTCTATATACTCTGCTGCTGAAGAGTTGGGGTTGTCTCATGTTTTATCCAAAAAAGAAGAAACACAACACCTAAAAGCCATAATAGATTTTCCTGTAGAACTAGATAATGTTAGAAAATTTGCCGCTAAGATAAGAAAGCTAGAAATAGCTAGATTACTACGTAAACAACTAGAACTAGTTCAAGACAAGCTCCTTGATGTTAACGGCACGGAACCTGTCTCATCGATTATTGGCATGGCAGAAGACGGTATTTTTAATTTTACATCTTTATTGAATGATGCCGATGACAAACCTGCTAAGATAGGCGAAGGACTAGATAATTATATACAGAATCTCATAGATAATCCTATAGATCAAGTCGGCATACCTACAGGTTTTCCTATTTATGATAAAGCTATAGGTGGTGGTTTACGAAGAGGAACAGTGAATATTATAGCGGCTAGACCCAAAACAGGTAAAACATTACTATCAGATAATATTGGTTTTTATATTGCTAATAAACTGAATATACCAGTTTTAAATATGGATACGGAAATGGCAAAAGAAGATCATATCAATAGAGTTTTAGCAATGATGACCGAGGTTGAGATAAACGATATCGAAACAGGCAGATTTGTCGAATCACCAGAAAAACAAAACAAGATATCCGAAGCGGTAGAGTCATTGAAGAAAACCAAACTATTTTATAAAAGCATTGCTGGTAAACCATTTGAAGATCAATTATCTATCATGAGAAGATGGTTGGTTAAAGAAGTGGGACTCAACGACGATGGTACTGCGAAAGATTGTGTTATTTTTTATGATTATCTAAAACTAATGGATAGCGCTGGTATTAGTCAGGATCTGAAAGAATATCAGTTATTGGGCTTTATGATGACCAGTTTACATAATTTTGCTGTGAGATATAAAGTACCAATCGTTGGTTTTATACAATTAAATAGAGATGGCATCACCAAAGAAAGCACAGACACCGCTAGTGGTTCAGACAGAATCGTATGGCTATGTAGTAATTTCACAATATTTAAAAGGAAAAGTGACGAAGAAATCGCTGAGGATGGTTCAGATAATGGGAATAGAAAATTAGTACCATTGATCAGTCGTCATGGTGGTGGATTAGACGATAATGATTATATAAATTGTAATATGAAGGGTTGGTGTGCAAAAATTACAGAAGGTAAAACTAGACTAGAAATTATTCATAATAACAAATCAGATGAAAAGGGTTTCATGGTTGATGACAACAATGATACGACAATCCCATTTGAATGATCAAGCTAAGCTAAAAATAGTTTGTGATGAGGTTTGTGATGATATTGAACTATTATTAGACTCCTTTGGTCTTGATTATAAGTTCAATAATAAGATGATTACTATGAGTTGTCCTATTCATGGTGGAGATAACCAGTCCGCATTAAATCTCTATCCTACTGGAGACAACTACAGAGGTAATTGGAAGTGTAGAACACATAATTGTGAAAATATTTTTAAAGCATCAGTATTGGGTTTTATTCGTGGTGTTATTTCTCACCAAAAATATGGATGGACCAAGAATGGAGATAATAGTTGCTCATTTAAAGAGGCTGTAGAATATGCAACATCTATTATTAATAAAGATCTGTCTGATATTAAAATAAATAGAAAAGATAAAGAAAAAAAACAGTTCACCAGCGTGATGGGTTATCTCAATAGTTCTGATAATGACAATACCACAAAAAAAATTATCAGATCACAGATAGTTAGATCTTTAATCATACCATCACAATATTATCTCGATAGAAAATATTCTGCTGAAATACTCAGCAAATACGATGTTGGTTTATGTGACAAACCAGACAAAGAAATGTATAAAAGAATTGTTGTACCCGTATATGATAATGATTATAAGTATATGATTGGTTGTTCTGGTCGTAGTATTTTTGAAAAATGCGGCTTATGTAAATCACATCACGATACAAATACAAATTGTCCAAACAATGATGATGGCTGGAAATATTCAAAATGGAAACACAGCAGCGGCTTCAAAAGTCAAAACCATCTCTATAATTTCTGGTTTGCTAAACAACATATTCTAAGCACAGCAACAGTTATTATTGTGGAAAGCCCAGGTAATGTTTGGAGATTAGAAGAAAACGGTATTCATAATAGTGTTGCTATATTTGGTTCCTCATTAAGTGATCGACAAAAAATATTATTAGATTCGTCTGGAGCTATGAATATTATTATATTAACAGATAATGATGAGGCTGGTCGCAAGGCGGCAGATCAAATTAAAATTAAGTGTCAAAACACCTATAGGATTTTTAGTCCTCAGATTTCTAAAAATGATATTGGAGAAATGACATCATCAGAAATAGATATAGAAATTAAGGAATATATCAATAAAATTATATGACAAAAATAATAGCATTCGCTGGTCGTAAACAGTCCGGAAAAACCACCTGTTCAGAATTTGTGGCAAAATACCATAATGGTACTACTGAGTCATTTAATAGTTCTAAGATTTATAACTTTGCCGATCCTCTAAAACAAGATATTTGTATGAATATTCTTGGACTATCATATAGTCAGTGCTACGGAGAAGATATCGACAAAAACACTCCAACACAGTTAGTATGGGATGGCAAACAATTAACCGCCAGAGAAGTCATGCAGTTTGTGGGGACGGATCTGTTTAGAAAAATGAAACACGATGTTTGGGCGAATGCTACTATTCAAAAAATAAATAATGATAAGCCTGCTCTAGCTATCATTGCCGATTGTAGATTTCCTAATGAGGTAGAGGCAGTAAAAGAGGTTGGGGGCATAGTAATCAAACTAAATAGAAATCCACATAATTCTAATCATGCTAGCGAAACAGCTTTGGATGAAGAAAATTACTCTATTAAGAATTTTGACTTGGTTATATACAATGAGAACATTTCTATTGATGAGCAAAACAACATGGTCATTAGCTTCCTAAAGAAGAAAAAGGTGCTGACATAATTATTACATATCTTAGAAGTAGTTCATACGGCACACACAGTATGTGTCCTATGCAATATTTTATCGAATATAATTTAGGACTTAAAAGCCCATCTAATAAGAAGGCCGATAAAGGCACCATTTGTCACAAAGTTCTAGAAATATTAGCGCATATTAAATTATGTCAACAAAATAATTTATCCATATATATTGATGATATTTTAGGTTCAATATCTATAGATTCTTATAATTTGACCACTATTATAGAAAGAGTTTACAAGTACTATTCGTCTCAGTTTAAACATCATGAATGGGAAGCTAAAGACTATAAAGACTGCCACGCCTGGGTTCACAAAGCGATTACAGACCACAATGGATCGTTTGATCCTCGCTCCAGAGACATTGTGCAACCAGAGCAAAGATTCGATATAGAGATTAAAAGGAAATGGGCCTATTATAAATATGATAGAGATAATTTAGAGGGGTATTTAGCCATTAAAGGAACCATAGATCTTATCACAAGAGTTAACGATAATACATTAGAAATCATAGATTGGAAAACTGGTAAAAGATTGGATTGGGCCACGGGTCAGGAAAAAACCTTAGCAAAATTACAAGACGATCCTCAACTAAGAATATATCATTATGCTGTTAGCTCACTATATCCTGAGTATGATCATGTTATGGTTAGTATTAACTTCATTAATGATGGTGGTGCTTTCACCATTTGTTATGATAAAAAAGATCTTATCAAAACAGAAGAAATGCTACGATCTAAATTCGAGACGATAAAACACACTAAAATTCCGCAACTGAATAAAACCTGGAAATGTAATAAATTATGTCACTTTGGTAAAAGTACTTTTGACAATAGTAGTATTCTACCAATAGTGGAATATAGACCCAATCAAGTGTGTGCTATAGATAGTACCATGACAAAATGCGAACAAATCAAACACGATATTGAAATCAAGGGTGTCAACAAGGTACTTGACGAATATACAACACCAGGGTATACTGTAGGTAAGTACAAAGCACCCGGCAGCACAGAATGAACTATATACCATTACATTGCCATTCCATGTATAGTTTATTGGATGGTTTATCTCAGCCAAAATCAATGGCAGAAAGATGTAAAGAAATTGGAGCATCTGCTTGTGCTCTTACTGATCATGGTAATATTGCTGGTGCAATAAAGTTTTACACTGCTATGAAGGCAGCTGGTATTAAGCCCATTTTGGGGTGTGAACTATACATATGTGATCAAGACCCATCATTTAAGGATAAAGAAAATAGATCTCTATCTCATTTTATTGTGCTTGCTCGTAACTATAACGGATGGAAAGACCTAATTAGAATAGTATCAGAATCTAATAAACCAGAATATTATTATCATAAACCCAGATTAGATCTGCAAACTTTAGCCAAACTCAACAATGGTCATTTAGTAGCGATCACAGGGCATTTGGGCTCAACTTTAGCCGATCTAATTTTGGATAACTATAATCTAAAAGACAATTGGTTATCTCTAGGAATAGAACATGTGAGATATCTTAAAAAGATATTCAATAATGATGTGTTTTTAGAAGCACAATTAATTGATAAAGATAATCTTCCAGTACAAATTCTATTAACTGATGCTATTAGGACCATAGGTAAAGAAACCGACACTAAGGTTATTTGCACCCCGGATGCTCACTACTGTAAAAAAGAAGACGCTGTTGATCAACGTATATTATTATGCAATAATTTAAAAACAACATTTCCAGAAATTAGTCGCAAACTCAGCAACGACGAACAGGTTCCAATGGGGTGTTTCTTTATTTCTGAAAATTACCATATTCCATCTCAAGAAGAAATTAACGATCTGCATACACTAGAGGAAATCAGTAATACAAATTATGTAGCAAATTTAATAGAGGATTATGATATTTTGAGCAAACCTAGGTTGCCACCATTTCAGTGTCCAACAGGATATGATGATGCTGAATATTTAAGAGAGCTTTGTAGAAAGGGCTGGAAAGATAAAATTGCCAATAATATACCAAAAGAACATCAGCAGCAATATGTGGATCGCATAAAATATGAGTTAGATGTTTTACAGGGTGCTGATCTCAGTAGCTATTTTTTAATAGTTCAAGATATTGTAAAATATGTGAAGGACAATAGTTGGTTGCCCGGTCCTGGTAGGGGTTCTGCGGCTGGTTGTTTAGTATCTTATCTTATTGGTATTACAAATATAGATCCTATCAAATATAACTTATTTTTTGATAGATTTTATAATTCTGGTAGGAATACGAAGGATAGAATAAGTATGCCAGATATTGATGTGGATGTGCCTATAGATAAAAGAGAATATATCATAGAATACATAAAAAATAAATATGGTGTGGATAAAGTTGCACAGATGATTACCTTCAATACTATAAAGGGTAGGGGTGCTCTTAAGGATGTTTTAAGAGTATATGGTAATATTGGTTTCGAAGAAATGAATCGTATAACTAAAAATATTCCGGACGAAGCTAAAATAGCTGATGATCTTCAGGAAATGAAAGAAGAGACAGGTGAGGCATCAATTATTAGATGGGCATTGGAAAATAATGGAGATAAACTTAGAGAATGGTGTTACATCGACGATAATGGCGAGCTTCAGGGACCACTGGCCAAAAGATTCGAACAGGCTATAAGATTAGAAGGAACAAAGTCGAATCAATCAAAACACGCCGCTGGTATCGCTATTAGCTCGGAGCCTTTGCATCAAATATGTCCAATGATTTATGCCACCAAGAACGAACAAATGATTGCTGGTATGGAAATGCAAGATCTAGAAAATATTGGTATAATTAAATTCGATATTCTCGGTGTTGCAATGTTAGATAAGATTATGACTATTCAAAATTTACTTAGTAAAGGAGTTAATATATGAATAAGCAGTTTCAAGAAGTATCCGTTGGTTCGGTATTTACTCTAAACGAAACACAATATAAAAAGGTCGATACTGCAAAGGTTAGTTGTTGCAAATCTATAAATGCAATAGCTGTACAGAATGTGCAGAATAGAATTTTTGTACAACCAACTCAAGAGGTGGTGGTCTCTGAATGATTAACTATAACAAAATTTGTGTTTTTGATTTTGAAACAGATGGCTCTGATCCATCGGTATGCAGTCCCGTGCAACTGGCTGCTATTATTATAGATCCTATGAGTTTAGAAGTAATAGATGATTCAGAATTAAATATCCACTTTAAGCCAGAGGTTCTAGAAAATACAGAGAACTACACTTATGAAACCGATATTCTGGACTTTCATTCAAAGATTAAGGGGTGTTCCAAAGAAGAGGTCCTAAAGTCATGGTATAAATATCCTAAACAGGATCACTCTTGGAAGATATTTGTAAATTATTTAGAAAAATATCATACTAGATCATCCAAAAAAAGTCAATTTACAGCACCAATAGCTGCTGGATATAATATTAATCGGTTTGATTTACATATTATTGATAGATTAAGCCGTAAATATGGTAACCTAAATAAAGAACATAGGACCAATTTATTCTATCCACGAGATGTTGTTGATGGTATGAATTTGATGTTTTATTGGTTTGAAAACAATAACGATTTAAAAAACTACACACTAGATAATGTGAGAGATTATTTTGGGTTATCCAAGGATAATGCTCATGATGCTTTGCAAGATGTAAAGGATACCGCTCAAATTATTGTGCGTTTTCTTAAGTTACATAGAAATCTAGGACAGAAAGTTAAATTTAGAAACGCATTCTCAAGCAGTAATGTCTAAACATTTTTCATATTCGTGTGGGTGTAAGTTTCCTATTGTAGAAAACAATGGTTCTACACAGATCACTTTTGATCCTTCTATAGATCATATGACCCTAGACTGTCAAAGAACCTGGGATCTTATATCAGATGGAAACACAAAAGGGTGCTTTCAATTAGAGAGTCGCCTTGGTAGATCTATGGCTAAGAAATTGAAACCATCTAATATAGAACAACTATCAGCGCTCATAAGCATTATGCGTCCTGGTTGTTTGGAAGCTATTAGAGATGGTAAAAGTGTTAGTCATCATTATATAGATAAAAAAAATGGACTAGAATCAGTAGATTATTTTCATCCTTGCTTGAAAGAAGTATTAGAGAATACATATGGAGAGATGGTTTATCAAGAACAAGCAATGGAGATTGTTAAGGTAGTCGCCGGCTTCAATCTTCAAGAAGCAGATATGTTGCGCAAAGCTATTGGTAAAAAGAAACCAGAAGAAATGGCCAAAGTTAAATCCAAATTTATGGATGGCGCTAGTGCTATGAGCCTAGTTACTCAAGAACAGGCTGAACAAATTTTTGGATGGATCGAAAAAAGTCAGAGATATTCTTTTAATAAAAGCCATGCTGTAAGTTATGCTGTTAATGCTTATTTATCGGCATATGCTAAAGCACACTTTCCGAAAATATTCTTTGCTTCGTATCTGCGATTTGCTAAAGATAAAATAGACCCTCAATCAGAAATTAAGGAGTTAATACTTAATGCCAGCGAGATGGATATTTCTGTACATAATCCGGATTTGAGATTAAAAAACGAATTTTTCATTCTGCATGATAATAAAATTTATTTTGGTTTAACTGATATCAAGGGTGTTGGATCTTCTGTGTTTGATAAGATTACTAAATTATCTACACAAATAGATTTTAACTCTATGTGTTGGTTTGAGTGTTTATTATTTGTCTTAATTAATATTAATAGTACAGCATCGAAAGCATTAATTCAAAGTGGGTCTCTTGGATTTTTTAAAATATCCAGAAACAAAATGTTGTTCGAATACAACACCGTGAGTGGTTTGACAAAAAAGGAGTTAGAAATTTTAAGTAGTTATGTGAAAGAATTTAAAGATAAACACAAGCTCAGTGAACTATTATCATTAGTTCTTAGTCAGTCTAAAATTAATAAAAATAGAAAAAATGCTATACAAGATATGATCAATTCATTAAAAAATCCCCCGTATTCTTTACAAGATAATCCTGAATGGATATCTGACTGTGAAGATTCCTTACTAGGATACTCAATCTCTTGCTCAAAAATAGACATGTATGATATTAGTATGACAAATATTACATGTAAAGAGTTTAAAACAACTACTATGAAAGATAATTTAATTATCGGTGGAGAAATAGATTTTATTAGTGTAACAAAAACAAAATCAGGAAAAAACCCAGGATCAGAGATGGCATTTCTTACAATAATTGATAGCACAGGCTCTTTGGATTCGGTTATAATGTTTCCAGAAAAGTATAAAGAATATAAGAATATATTATTCATTGGTAATGTTATCATATTAAAGGGCAATAAATCAAAAACTGGTGATGGCCTAATTGTGGAAAAGGCTTATATTCCAAGGGCTTGACTTGTGTCCCGTCGAGCTTACAATATGTCAGGTTTGGTTTTAAATTAACAAGGAGATGTATATGAATATGAATATTGTTATGATTAAAGGTAATTTAGCTAGGGATCCGGAACTCAGAGTTATTACAACTGGTGATAAACAAACTTATGTGGTTAATTTTACTGTTGCCACATCAAGAGAATTCACCAAGGCTAATGGTACACAAGATAAAATTACCTCATTTATTCAGTGTGAAGCATGGGATAGTGGCGCCGAGGCCATTTCATCTTCGTTGAAGAAGGGCGATCTAGTAATTATTGAAGGATCATTACGTAATGACAGTTGGGAAAAGGATGGAGTAAAACATTATACTCTAAAGGTCAGAGTTAATAATTTTGGTAAAATCTCAACAACCAAAAGATCAGAAAAAACAGCCGACGCTGTTGCGTTCTGATTTTAAGTATCTCTAATATAGATCCCTGGCATCTCAATGGTGCCAGGGGTCTGTATTCTATAACATGAAAAAAACAAAAATTTTACTATGTAACGATGCTAGTTTTTTAGATACCGGTTATGGTATTTATGGTAAGGAAATTCTCTCACGACTACATAAAAACGAAGAGTATGAAGTAGCAGAATTAGGTTGTTTTGTTGATCATTTAAATACCAGAATTAAAGATATTCCCTGGCGGTTCTATGCTAATGCTGTGCCTGTTAATGACAAAAGATACAACACTTATAGAAGTAACAACCTTAATCAGTTTGGTCTTTGGAGATTTAATAGGGTTTTAGCAGATTTTAATCCTGATATAGTTTTTGATGTTAGAGACTATTGGATGAGCGCGTATCAAGAAACCAGCCCATATCGTAGATTTTATAATTGGGTAATAATGCCAACAGTAGATTCTGCTCCTCAACGCATAGATTGGAAAATTACATTTAAAAATAGTGATTTAGTAGTTCCATATACTCAATGGGCCAAAGACACCCTAATACAAGAGTGTGGGGATACTATTAATCTATTCCCACAAATCGCTAATGCTGGAGTAGATTACAATATATTTAAACCAATATATAATAAAGATGAACACAAAACCAAATATTTAGGTACAAACAAAATTAATGTGATTGGCACAGTAATGCGTAATCAAAAGCGTAAATTACTAGCTGATCTTATATTAGTATTAAATGAATTTATTAAGAAGCCTAGTAATTCAACAAATACAGTATTATATCTTCATACTAGTTATCCAGAAGAGGCTGGGTGGGATATTCCCTCGCTTCTTTTAGAATATGGTGTTGCTGATAGGGTTTATTTTACCTATTTGTGTAAATCATGTAATAGTTTTTTCCCTTCTAAGTTTAATGGGATTACGACAAAGTGTACAAGTTGTGGATCTTATAATGCACGATTTACTAGTACAGCTAATTCGGTATCTACTTCACAATTGAGTGAGATATATAATCTGTTCGATGTTTATCTACAATATGCTATATGTGAAGGATTTGGTATTCCACAAATAGAGGCTGCATCTTGTGGCATTCCTATTATGGTTGTGGATTATAGTGCTATGTCCAAAATTGCTGATAATTTATTAGGGTATAAAATACCGTGTTCCCTATTTAGGGAAATGGAAAGTAATGCTTTAAGAGCACTTCCAGATAACAACTATACTATCAATTTACTAACTCAATTCTTTAATAAGACTATTACTATTCCTAATAGTGATCATATCAGAGAGAAATGTATTGAAAAATATTCTTGGGATAATGTTTATCAAACATGGAATGCTGCCTTTGATCATATAAAAAATAATCAGAAAACAAATTGGGATACATCAGAAAAATATACAACAAACCATACGAATGTATCGATTCCATCCACAATATCAAAAAAAGAATTTGTTGAATTCATGTGTTCTCATGTAATTAATGAACCATACTTAATTAATACAGCACCAATACAAATGTTAATCAAGGATTTTATTAATAGTGTAATAGTTCAGAATGGTCATTTTAAAACCTTTGGTCATCAAGATGTTATTGCTATTCTAGAATCATTCCTAAATAATAAAATTGTTTGTGAACAGATGAGAACAAACAAAAATTCTATAGCCAAAGAGGATTTTATTCCATGACAACCATCAGCGCTATTCATACTTCATGCAAAAATTGTGTATTCGCCAAATATGATGAAAACACACAAACAAACTGCTCATTAGATTTTATTAATAAATTACAACAGAATAATGTTGAAATTATTGAAGCATATGATAATGAGAAAGAATTTTATATTATCAATAATAAAAAATGTATTGGATATAGGGAAAACAAGTGGTTTGAACAATTTGGTCTAGCAGATGCGTGCTTGGATGATAAAATCACTAAATTTACAGAGACAAATAGATTACATTATACTGTGATTATTAGTTTACGTGGATTTGAGAACCCATCAGACTTAAAAACTTTATGCTCCAACCTTACGGATAATACGGTCGGTCCTCCACAAAAAATCATTTTCTTACGTCGTAAATCACAATCATTAATTTATACCTTTGATATGATGAATAGTCTGATAGATGAATGTAATATATCTTGTGGTTGGCGCATACAGAGTATTTTAGATGAAGATGTTACTGATGAGTCAATTATTAATAGTGTTCTATACAAAGATACTAAATCTAGGTTTGTTGTTCAGATAAGTGGTCCTGTGAGTAATCTCAATCCAATTATTAAAACAAATGAGATTGTACATAAAGATATGGGACAGATAATGGTGGTTTCAGATAAAAATAAGACATGTATAGTATATAGTGCATCAGTATATCGATATGTTGGGAAAATAGAAAATACCAATCTACTAAATGATGATACTAAATATATGTTTGTATGAATATTATTATACTGGGAGATAAATTTCAAAAGCGAATGAAATCCAAGGGATGTGTGGGTTTATTAAAAACCTCCAACCATCAAACTATTTTACAAAATCAGCTAGGAATTATTAATACAGTATTCGACAACCCCACTATAGCATATGTATACGGATTTGATAATAAAAAATTTCTGAGTTTTATCTCTAAGCATGATCACTTATTAAAAAACGTCAATTTAATTTATAATTCTGAATATGATCAATATAATTATGCTCATAGTTTATATTTGGCTAAAGATTATTTAGATAGTGATTGTTTGATATTGTTTGGTGATAGTAATTTGAGCGTTAGGCTATTTAATAAATTTGATACATCTGATGGTACTCAGATTTTTATTAATAAGCACACTAAGAATAAATTAGGTTGTATTATTAACAACAAAATTATTGAGAATATTAGTTATGATTTAGATAATTACCTATATGACATCTATTACTTGTCTAAAGATCATGCCTCATATATAAAAACAGTATTAGAAACCAATATCGTACACAACTATTTTATTTTTGAACTAATTAATAAACTTATAGTGTCTAATAATTGTATAGTCAAACCATTCAATGTTAATCTTAAACCAACAACATATCAAAGAATATGAAACATAAAATATCTATTTTTACTAATAGTTTTCTCGAAAATGCTTCTATTATAGAATTAATTAAAGTATTTTTTACACAAAAATATAGTTTGATTGATTTCAATATATTTACGAATAGTGACGGATGGGAAAATCAAAAATATGCTGTTTTTCTAGACTACTATATGCATAATTATGATGGCACTGTAGTTTTTTTAAATTATCAAGATCTTATACAACACGACAATCTCTTATCAAAAGATATATATCTGTATGTTGATATTAATGATTGTGTTTCACAAAAACTTGATAGAAAAACATTGAATCAATATAAACTATTAACTAATAACAACGCAAAGATAGAAGAGATTCAACTATGAAATATGATAAGCTATCTGATAATGACAAAAAAAACTTCTTAATAAAAGAATACGAAAAAAATAATAAAAGTTTTCAAGATATAGCTAGTGAATGCGGGACTTATGCTAATAAATTACGCAGAGATGCTATGAAGTATAAGATTAAAATTCGTAATAAAAGCGAAGCACAAAAGAATGCTTTGGCTTTGGGTAAAACTCAGCACCCGACACAAGGCAAACAAAGATCTAATGAAACCAAATCCAAGATAGGATTATCTGTTTTACAGGTTTGGGAGGGAATGAATGATAAAGAAATTAAAGACAGAAAAACTAAAGCTCGTTTGAATTGGGAAAAGAAAAGCGATGATGAAAAACAGTATATGTTAAAACAAGCTAATGATGCTGTGAGACAAAGTAGCAAAACAGGATCCAAATTAGAAAAATTTTTACATACTAAGTTATTATCAAAGGGATTTTCTGTTGAATTCCACAAAGAGCAAAGCATACTAAATACAAAGTTGCAAATTGATCTGTTTCTACCTAAACTAAATGCGGCCATTGAAGTTGATGGTCCATCGCATTTTGAACCAGTGTGGGGCGATGATGCTCTAAAACGTAATAAAAAGTATGATGATAAAAAAACAGGATTAATTCTAGGTAAAGGTCTATATTTAATCAGAATCAAACAAACAAAAGACTTTTCTCCATCAAGAGGACTTATTATATTTAACCAATTACTAGAGATATTAGATAGTATCAAAGGAAAAAACATGCCCAATAGTAAAATTATTAATCTAGGAGACGAATAATGGCTAGACCAAAAAAGGAAACCATGACAGAAACTATCAATGCTACTGTGAGTGTTGAAATTACAAATGCTAATCCCACAACAAATGATTTAGAGTGGACAGACTATGTGCTGAGTTTACTATCAGAAGATGAAAAAATAATGGGCAATCCAACAACAGATGGATTACGAAGAATTTTTGAGATAGCCCTTAACTGTACAATTCTTGATTCTAATTCGGAGGTGGTTCAGAGTCCGTCTCCAGATAACGAAAAAAGAGCCACGGTGGTTCACAAACTGAGCTACTATTTAAATAGGGATGAGTCCAAGGACCATAATTTAAATCATCGCTCTGTTAGTGGCGCTGCGGACGTTTATTGGGGTAATTGTGACAAGGTTTATCGCAATCATCCCGTTGCTGTGGCCGAAACACGAGCAGAAGGACGAGCATTAAGGCGAGCACTAAAACTACGAAAAGTTGTGGCCGCTGAAGAATTGGCCAAAGATATTGAGGATCATCCTGATCATAATACTGTGGACAAAATTACGAATAATCAGATTAATTTTATAGATGTGTTAGCTAAACGTATTAATATTAATGTGACTAAATTACTGGAATCTCTTGCTATAGACTCCAAAAATATCTATCATATATCGCATGACGATGCTGTAAAAATTGTAACATCGTTGTCTAGTTACCAACAAACAAACTCCATACCGGATAATATACTTGGATATGATAATAACTGGAAATAGAGGTGATTTATGAAAGTTAAGTATAAGGTCAGTGATAGATTAGAGTTCGAGGTTGAAGGATCGGGTCAAAAAGAAATCTTCAAAGAACTGGCTATTATACAAGAAATCTTTGGAGAAGAAAAGTGCGGATTATGTGGTAGTACCAATCTAAAATTTATAGTAAGAAATGTTGAAGGCAACGATTACTATGAATTAAGGTGTGGTGATTGTGGAGCAATACTGGCTTTTGGTCAACATAAAAAAGGTGGAACATTATTTCCAAAACGCAAAGATGATGAAGGAAACTATTTGCCCAATAAAGGATGGCATAAATGGAGTAAAGAAAAGGATAAATAGTGGCTCCACTAATCTCATATAATGGTAAATTATTAACCGTAAATGGTAAATTAGCTAGTGACCTTTCGTGTTGTTCTCCATGCACCGGGACCCCCCGCTGCCCCTGTCCTCAGCATGTGTCGTGGGGAAATAACACACAAGAGCTGACCTTCACACTGAATAACAATATAGTGTGCTCAAAATGTATGAGCAACAGCGTATTTAATTATCTAAACAGACTTGATATATCGAATGATCCTAATAATCCTTGTCTTTATGAGGCAGAATATGATTTGTATTTTGAGAACTGCTATCCGCAGTCCTGTAAAGTAATGGTAACTTTTTTTCTAAGTAATTTTCCCGATTGTGATTGTCAAGGTACCGGAGACCATTGTGATTATTCCATAGTTTCATGGCGCGTAACCCTTGGAACATGTCAAGTTATAGATATTACTGCGGGGAATTTTTGTTAAAATGATAAATACTCAAATATCTTTTGTAACAGGAATATGGGATGGTGTTTCAGGAGATATAGCAAATAATACAATTAATATTATCACTGGTCCATATGATACATGTGAAGAGTGTAATCTATAATGATAAAAGAATTGTGTGTAATAGGACATCCGTCTAAGTTAGGTGGTGCCGATACGGAGTTGGACCATCAAATAAGATTATGGAGAGAGATGGGTATTGATGTATATATTTGTCATACGGGTGGGTTTGATGATAATTTGAATAAAATGAAAAAATCCATGCTAGATATTGGATGTAAATATATTGATAGCAGATCATGGAGGGATTGTGCTGGTTTTCATACTATATCTTTTTGTAACGGTGAATTCCTAAAAAATATAGAAGAAATAAAAAAGTATGCTAAAAGTACCACATTTGTAAATTGCATGACATGGAATTTTCCAAAAGAAATAGAGGCTCAAAGCAGAGGACTGTTAGACTTTCACCTATATCAAACCAAGCACCAATATAGTAGAGTAAGTCCTAGATTAATAGAGACTGGTAAACCATATAGACCATTATTTTTTAATCCGTATTTCGACACCGATCCATTTCCATTTGTCGAAAGAAAAACCTCAGAAACATTCAATTTTGGTAGAATCTCTAGAGGTGATGCTGACAAATATGGTGGTTTACAATTGTGGATCTATGAAACTATGACCTCTCCCATATTAAAAAGAGGTATGATATTAGGTTGGGATCAAAGAGCAGAAAAAAAATTAGGTAAATTACCTTCATATATCCTGGGTCTACATGAAGGACAAATAACGCAACAAGAATTATATGCATTTTGTGATGTTATTATTATGACCACAGATACATTTGAGAACTTACCACGAGTAGGTTTTGAGGCGATGAGTTCTGGTTCACTATTAATTGTTGATAAAAAAGGAGGATGGGAAGTTTTAGTGGATGATGGTAAAACAGGTTGGTTATGCGCCGATCATCGTGAATTTGTTTATAAGGCATCAAGATCAGCTTTCGAAAGTACAGAAACTCAAGAGTTGAGAATTAATGCTAGAAATAAGATAGACCAACAATGGGGAAAAGAAAATAGTTCCAAATGTTGGGAAAATATTTTCAATAGTTGGGAACTGAGCAATCTCTGATTAGTTCTGTAACACTATATATTTAGCTGTTGTGGTATCATAATAAGCATAAACATAACATCCAGCTTTGTGTCTATGTCCTATACGATCCACAATTTCTATTAGATTCATATCAGTAGATTCTGTGCAACTAGACGATGATGATGATGGCGAAGATGAACAATCCACAGTAAAACAATCACAATTTGAATTTTCACCCGTACTACTGCTACATGATTCGGTTGGTATTATATCAGTACAGCAGTCATCATACTCGGCATCTAATACTCTAACCTTGACTTTTTTAACAACCAGTCCTGATGGCGTTAAGCAAACATTTGTTACTACATCTATCCAATTACCAAAACATGTTCCATTTGGTGCTAGAGTTTCACAGCACGCATTATTTTCTGTGCCAGGACCAGCATTTATTTCATTACCATCAGCATCATATAGTTTATTACCATAATTTACTAACACACCTAAACCTTGGCCGAAAGCAGGAACCTCTTTAACGATTTTAGCAACAATAATCTTATAAGGTTGTGGGCTTACCCATACTCCACGCTTACGATCAAATCTTAGATCCACTGGTGCTGCTGGCCAAGAAAATGGTTTTTGTAACCAGTCTTTCATAAAACGATCTTTAAGATGATCAACCTTAAAATTACCCATTTTAGTCTCTTCGACAGTATCAGCTTCATTAGGAATTGGTTTACCATCCAGATCATAGCCCCAACTATGAAGCATTAGAGGACCTCTAAGAGCTAAGAATCGATAATCCTCACTATATCTTTTATTATCAGTTGTTTTAAATAAATTAGTAATAAGTCCTTCTGTATATACTTCTTCTTGTCTTCCTAATAAATCAACAACGTGACCAGCACCAGCACCATAATGATAAGTATGAGTTTCAAACTTATTAGTTAAAGGATCAAAATAATTTTGGCTTAAATCTAAATTATATACAGTATACGTTAAATTTGTATCACTACATCCACCGTTTTTTATAAATGGGGGCTGAGGAGATATGGGAGAAGCTTTATGAGAACTAGTTATATAACCATCATCCCCATAGCCAGCATATTGAGGTAAACGAAAATTACCACCACTATCAGTACCACCGCCATTTTTGGAAATGGGTCCAAATAAGCCATCCAAACTCATATATGCTTTTCTCTCATAGTCATAAGTCATCTCAGCAACAGATTTTGCTAGAGTTGATATGCCAACAACTGTTCTTTGTCCTAATTGGTTTACATCCTGTGTTTCCAAGGAAAAATTATAGATTTCTCCAACCAAAACTCGTTGTAATGATGCTTGTTGATTAACACGAGCATGTCTTAAAGCATCCATATTGTGTTGATTACGAATTCTATTTAGTTTTTGATTAATACGATATTGATTAATTTGATCGCTTTTTAGTAATCTCAGTTGTTGTTGTCTAGCTTCTCTTAATTCTTTGAATCTCTCAACACCCATACGAGCTAATCCACCAGCTTTGGGATTAAAAGTTCTAAACTCATAGGTGGTAGTAATACCCGAAGAACCAAAACTAATACTAACATTACTTAGTAGTGGTCCGTTGTTTATAGCAGCTCCTAGTCTGGCTAGTGTTGGCAATCCTGGAACTGTTACTGACCCTGTTTCCGCTTTGCGTAATCCTGTAGCAAGATTGCTTACTAGTTGATTACCAGCCTGACCCATTTTATCGAAACTACCAAAATTCCAGGGTGATAAATCAGTATTAATAATTATATCAGCAGCACCTTTGATATTATCAAAATTATTACTTTTATACGGACCATATCTTTGAGTATTATCTTTTAATGGAATATTAAATTTATTAGGAAAAATTGCTGCTGGTTGAAAACCATGAATATTGGTTTCTGCTGAATCAACACTTTTTGTTGCTGCCAATAATCTTTCAGGATTTATTCCACAAATGCTGGGTGGTGTTGATCTTTTTTCAGCGCAACTGCTATCGCTGGTTCTAGAATTAGTTGGAGGGTTATTATTGGCATTCTTAATTAAATTTGGTGCTGTTTCTGGAGTAGGTACACTACCGTCCTCCGACTTAGCTGCGGTATCTAGTAAGTTTGATAATAATGATAATGCTGGATTATAATCAGCAGAATCTTTACAAAGATCGGCAAAACATCCCTCATTAAATTTAATTACAGCATAAACACCAGCAGGAACATCTCCGCTTCTACCTGGTAATACAACTACTAAATTTTCATCAACTTCGCACCTAATATATGCAGTACCAGAAGTGGTATCTCCATTAAATGTAACATCTGTTATTAGTTCATCAGAAGATATTTTTGTAAGATCAATTTTTCCACAATTTCTATCTGCTGGCATCATATATCTCCATTTAATTTGCTAAACTATCGTTACAACCAGCTTCTTTATTTATTTCTATAGGAAATGAAGCAAAACTACTAACCCTCCCATCATCTTGCTTAAAAAACTGTAATGCTGGATCGCTTAGTCCTAGCACAGTAACTTTACCATTAATAGGATCGGTCCAACCACCAGCATTGGTGGGAACTTTAGTAAACATAAATTGTGACTGCTCTGGATTTGGCATAGTGGTAACATTGTCATCTTCTAAATAATAACTAATATTTTTCATTGGTACTAAAAACTGACGACCATAATAAGTATCAGCAAGCTGTTTGATCCAGGCATAAACCTTTTCTACATCTTGTGTTTCTTCATTGAAACGAGTAATATTTTGATCTGATTTAGTTGGCTGTACAGCAGCGTCTGGGAGTGCTCTACCTACTGTGGCTGCGGTTGCTGCCCCCTCTAAACCATTAATAGTATCTCTCACACTATCTTCATAAATAGGATATGTATTTCTAACTGCTCTATTAAAACTACCTGGAATATCTTTTGAAAAAGTTCTATTTTTCCAAACTTTAAATCCACTCATAGCAGCTCTTAGGTCTAGTTCGCTTATAGAATATGGTCCATTTTTTTGTCCACCAGCTAATGGGGCGATAGGTTTATGAAGTGTTGCATTAAGTTCTGTTATACTTTTAAATATCCAAAATCCACATCCATCATCTCCAGCTTTTTGTGGTACTATGTGTCTCAGTATTTGATTTGCATTTGGAGCTGTTTCATAAAGTTCAGCACCAAAATAAAAATAACAATCTTGATATTCTTCGTTTGTATGATAATTTTCTCCAAATATTGCAGTTTTAATTTTATCATGACGCAATTCTTGACCATAAGATAAGTCTGTAGCGCAACCCTTGAATTGGGTAACTATGCCATTAAATGTTCCTGGCTCTTGCGTTAAATCAATAAGACCTATTTTTATAGTATGTTTTACGCCTACTTCTTCTAAATAAACATAAAATTCTTGACCTAAAATATCACATATGTTTTGTAATAGTTGTAGTAGTGTGGTAGGTCCTTGTATTCTATAAAAATCAGGAACTAGAGCTTTGGCGGGAAAAGTTGTGAAATCAACACTGTATTCATAACCAGTATTACTATACACAGAAGGATTTTTACATTCTAAAGCATCTATTATTTGACGGTATTTCATACCTCTTTCACTGCTTTGTGCTCTACCGAATTGACCCTTTTTTGGATCATTAATATTGTCTTTTTGCACATTAAACTGTGGATAATCATCGCACTCATTACCAACTTTTCTTGTGGCAATAGTACCTTGGTCGGAATCTGCTTGTGTTGTACTATCCCAATAACCCCAGATATCAAATACATTATTTTCTCCTACTCCTGCACCTATCTCAGTATCCACCAATATTGTAAAATTATCTAATAATTGCCTAGGATCTGATGCTCTAACACTAAAAGTTTTACCAGATTGACTAATATTTTCAGTCCATCCTGTTAGAATACCTCCAAATATAAATGATCCACAGTTAAAATAAATAGGAGCACCAACTTCTGATGGTAAAAATTGATCATTAGCATCACAGTCTTCTACTAGTTCTACAGATAGGGTGCTCTCGCTGGATGATCCGTAACCTATACTAGTACTAGTTGATAAAACTGTAGCGCCTAAAAACTTAATTGGTGCGTTGATAATATCTGCCATAATAGTTTCCTAAGATATTAAACATCCATTATTATCACAAATATATGATAAATTAATAGTATACGACCCATCTAGAATATTTCTAGTATATTCTTGATTAGTTTTTATACCATTAATATTAGGTAGAGTAATGGGTAAATAATTAGCATTACAATTTAATTCACTCAATAAATCCATTGGTCTTGGTTTTCCTTGTGCTGATAGATCCGAACCGTTGATAGTTACTGTTACAGTTTTTGCTGTTTGTGTTCCTAATTCTTGTATTAATGGGCCTTTATCACTTAATGGTATATTAAATGGAGCTATAACTTTGACCGGATTATTAGTTTGAATACTAATTTCTTGGTATTTACGACCACACGCCAAAGTATCACTACTATACTCTACCGTATAATTTATAGTACCAGTATTATAGTCATGTGTCAAGTTAAATGATATTGGGTGAGGAGGATCACTAACAGGATCATCGGGAGCAGGACTTAGACCCAGAGCTGTTAGTGTTACACCGAGACTATCTTTAAATGCTTTGATCAAATCTTTTTTACCACTAGCACCAAAACCTGCATTATATTCTGTTTCTTTAAATATTTTATCTAGAAGTACTTTAGCATTATCATATTTAGTATCATTATTATTTTTATATATTAGAATAGAACCACTATCAGGCAACTCAATGGGTGATGAGCTATTAATAATACCACCCTCTAGTAGACCCTCTATAGTACCACTAATAGTTAGTCCAACAGCTTTAGTATTATTTTGATTAGTAATATTGAATGATTTTTTAACTGTGTGTTTAGTTTCTGCGGTACTATAATCTGATACGGTGTTATTTTTAATAGTTGCACTATATGTTGCAGAAAAGGATCCGTCTGATTCTGAAACATCACACGATATATTCTCATTAAATATTTTATATTTACTATCTCCTATATTTTTTAATAATCCATTATTACCTACGGCTGATCCTGGAACATGCGCTGTGCTGGGGGTGGATGTAGAGTCACAACCATCATTAGCAGTATTCTTTAGTATTTTATCTAATAGATTAGTGACCTGATTATATAATCTATACTGAACAAAATTTTTAGCTTGTTCCCATGCTGGTAATAATTTAGATGCATTGGTGGTTTCATTACTATAAACAAAATGGTGTTTACCAACAGCAGAAATAGTATACTCAATATCAAAACCATGATTATCAATATTTAACATAGTAGAAGCATCGTCTCTTTTCTTCACCCTATTAAAAGCTGCGTTTTCATCAAAATTAATTGACCAACTATCAGTATAGCTTTTGATTTTAAATTTTTGAATATTAACTGTACCATCGTCATTATTATCTGGATATGATCCATCCTTAAGATGTATACTACCACAATCTTCTGTTGTATAAGTTTGCCATGAAGCACCCAGAAATTCTACTGAACTAAATTCGATAGATGCTGTATAGTTGGCAAAGTGGATCCAGTTATTATTTGATTCATCAATATTAAATGATCTTAATATACCTCCCTTTGCTTTGAGCATAATATTACTACTACTATCTACTACTACTAGAATATTACCATTTTGACTCAGGATTTTGCGTAATTTATGAATATGATCAACAACACTTCCCGTATTATACGGTAAAGAATTGGGGTCGTATGGGCCATTATTATTCCTTAAGTCCAGTGAGGTAGCATAACCTGTAAAGTCTATAGTGTATGTAAATCCTATAATTGTATCGTTACTATATATATTTTCTTTATTGATACTAATCATTGGGGCTGGAACTAATCTATGATCAGCATCTTGTGGACCATAGAACATTTTAGTTTCAGGACTATATATATAACTCATAATATATCACTAACATAGAGGTTGATTATTTTTGCACATATACTCTAAATTAATACTAAAAGATCCATCGATAGAATTAACAGTTGTATCATCTTTAGTTTTGATCCAAGTATCTCCTGTGAGTGTTCTTAGTGATGCAATATTAGCAATAGTATTAATAGGATCAGCATTACACCATCCAGTACCACAACTTTTATTGCTAGGATGAGCACCATCTATATTAATAGAAATTGTGAGTGGTGTAAACATTCTTAATTTTTGAATAATAGGACCACTAACCCTACCAGGTATAATAAATTCTTGGGTCATTTGAACAGGATCTTTTCTTACTATACTAATATTTGTATAACCCATATCATTACTTTCCGTTGATTTAGTATCATAAACAGCAGTATATGTTATTGATCCTTCATGATAATCATGATCTAGTGTAAAGCTTTGAGCAACTGGATAGCCAGTGGTTGGGTTACTTATAAGCAAAGCACTTTTAGTAATATTGAGTGTTTGTTTTAAGCTATCCATTAGATCTCCACCAATAATTCCTATCCTAGAATTATAAAAAGCTAAAGCATTGCTATATTTGGTTTCTTCTCCATCGTGTCTCGTAATGAAAGTGCCGTTTTTAGGTAGAGTAAATTCAACATCTTTTTCATATATAAATCCACCTTGTACTAATCCTTGTAAAGTACCCTGAATATTAATAGTAACCTGATTAGAAGCATCATAACTAATACTTTTTGTATAAGTATGTATGCATGAATTTTGAGATTTACTAAATGATGGATTATGTCTTTTTAAAATAGCATTATATGTAATAGAAAAAGATCCATCGGATTCTGATGTTTCACAAGTTATAATCTCATTATGAACCTGATATTTATTACCTCCGTTTTTAGGAGTATCAAAAGCATCCATAATGCCACCATCTGTTGACACAGCATGAATTTCAGAGAGCTTTTTACCTGGAAGACACCCATCGTAATTAGGATTAGATTGACCGGTCATTACTAGTATACCGTTAATTAATCCATTAACTTGAGTATAGAGCCTATCCTGAACAAATAATTTAGCTTGTTCCCAAGCTGGCACAAACTGATCGTTATTATAGTAATTTTTACCAGTAGCAGATAGTGTGTATGTTACTCTGAAATTACTATTATAAAAGTCCTGGTAGTTATCATAGATTTGATCATCAATAGATATTGACCATTTATCAGAAAACTCTTTGATCTTAAATTTTTTCATATCCACTAAATTATCGGATGTATATTCATTACTTGATTGATTTGGGGTATGAAAAAAACTACTGTTACATGCTATAGCTGGATTATTAGAACAACCAGTCATATCAATTTCATTAAATTCAATCTCTATGGTGAATTGAGAATAATTTACCCAAAAATTGTCTGACTGATCAAAATTTATACTTTTAACAGTACCACCCTTAGCTAATAATACTGTGGAAGATCCACTCTTAACATGCAAATTTCCACCATTAAAATTAAAAATATTTCTGATATCATCCATGTGACCTATGGTTTGATTAGCACCATAATTAGGTTGTCCAACTGGTCTAGAATTATCTTCTAATCTTAAAGCATTAGCATATCCTTTAAGAGTAATATTATAAGTATATCCTATAACACTATCATTAGCATAATAAATTTCAGGATTAATAGTAAGCATAGGAGCCGGAACAATTCTATTAGAATCGCTCGGACTACTAGACTGAGCACAGTAGTATACTTTAAGATTGCTTTCGTATGCCATTATGTTTTCTGTCCTTCTGCTTCTCCATACTGACCATTAGATTGAACCCATATTTTATTCATCTTTTTACTAATTTCAGCTTGAATCATATTGCCAAAATCTTTCTTTAACCCCTCAAAAGCTGCTGCTCCAGTGATACGAACATCCACCACATGATTGCCTCGCATCTCTATTTTTTCTGGAATTTTAGGAATATTAATAGTAGCTAGTTTATCCACATAAGTTCCAAAATTATTAAGTATAGTACCAAAACTCTCTAAAAATTGTCTTGATTGATCATCTAATGTTAATACATTAGCCATCATTTGTTGAGTATCACCCTGTTGAGTTCCGGCGGATGCTGTTGCTGTTCTGGCTACTGGCGTGGTTCCTAGTGGTGCTGGTATTGGTCCTTGTGGTGCGACAACTGATGGGGCACGCCCTCCCATAACACGTACCATTTCGGCATCTCCTCTTTCTGCTCGTGCTCTTTCTTCTGGAGTCATTCTTTCTCTTGTGCCACGATTAGCGTATCTCGCAGCATTACGAGGAGCACTATCACTGCTCGCATCCGCGATCATAAAGTTTCTTTCAAGATTTCTGCCAGCCGGAGTAGCCGCTGATGTTTCCACTGGTTTAGCGACTGGCCTCATAGCACTAGATGCTCTGTCTTGAGCAGCCTTTAGCTGTTTGCGTTTTTCTTCCATCTCAGCATTAATAGTTTCAATATCAGCTTTGGCGGATGCTGCGGCCGCTTCGGAAGTTGTTGGCACACCCTTTTTATATGTACCAGCACCCATTTTGGCGCGTCTTTCGTATACGGCCTTCTTTTCAAAACCCGATATTTCACTTTGTTTACCACTAATTGAAGCTTCCATTCTACTCATTTCTTCTTGTAATGCTTTAGCTTCTGCTTCTGCTCTTTTTCTTACAAAAATATCTGGTTCCATTCCTGGTGCGGCCGGAGTTGATGGGGCACTATCGGGGAGTGGCTCTGTTGGCATACCCCAACCTTCAAGATATGCGGCTCGTTCCTCGAATCTTTTACGGGCCATATCCGTACCATTAGGCTGGGTTGTTGTGGCGGATGGAGAAGGTGTTGATGATGATGGTGGTAGAGTTCCTGTTAATGGCTCTTGGTATGGTGCCATTAAAGATGCTGCTCTATTATCTGTGGGTTGTGCGGGACCGATTTGTTGATTTGTTGCTGCTTGTTCTTGTTGTGTGGATATGGCTCTGGTTAAAGCTTCTGTATTCGCACCGGATTCAACAGCTTCTCTTATGGTCACATCGTGTTGTTGGCCCATCTCATCCTGATAGCTTGCAATAATTTGTGAAGTATCAATATTTTTAGACTCTAATTGTTTAATCAATTCGTCTGCTGATCCGCCTGTGGTTGTTGCTTCGGCCACGGCTGGTGATGCGCTCTTGTTGCAAACACAATTAATTAATGCTTCTGTATTAGCTTTTGTCGCTTCTGTATTAGCTGTTAATGTATCTCCAATAGAAAGTAATTCTTTGGTTTTGCCTAGTGCTCCTCCAGCAAAATCTTTAACTTTACCAGCAGCATATTGACCAACCTTAGCTGTTCCTACAGCGGCTAATCCTGCGGGACCAGCCGCAGCACCAGCCAACCACGGCCACCACGAACCCTTTTTCTTTTTGGCTGTTGGTGGTTTTTCTTGTGTTGTTGGTGTTGCGGTCTGCTCTTGTTGAGACTCCATTAAACTAGTTCTGGCTTCAGCTGAACCTTTTTCGGCAGAAGCGGTAAGAATATCCAGTGTTGGTTCTGTTGGGGTAGTACCCATTACTGCTGCTGTTTTTACTCGTTTTTCTACGGCTTTGGAACGAGCTGTGGTTGATGGTTTTTGTTTACCACCACCAGTATATTGTTTGTATCCCTCCAAACCAGCTCCTATTAAACCACCCACACCGGCTCCTATAGCAGTACCTATAACGGGAATGAACGAACCAATCGTGGCCCCTGTAGCGGCTCCTGATAATGCGGCTCCACCAATAGCACCAGCTTTATCCAGAGTGCTTCCTTGTTTCGCTCCTAACATACGACCAATCATACTTTGTTGAGAAGAATCTTGTCCCCCAGTGAACATACCCAATAAGCCCTTTTCGATCATTCCTCGTTGCTTACCATCTTTTTTAACTTCTCCTTTTTCTGCCATAGCGCTTCCTGCACCTAATACTAGGCCAAGAGGACCCAATATTTTACTAGCGCCTTTTAATGCGGTACCAACCAGAGGATTTTTGGCCACACCAGAGAGCATAGATCCAGCACTTCCTAATAATTTACCTCCTTGTTTAGCAGTTCCAGATAAGAGTCCGCCTAATCCACCAGCATCTTTTGCTTTGCCTACTAATCCAGCAACATATTTGCCTGCTCCTGTTTTTTTAGCCGCATCTACTGCTCCTGTTACACCACCCTTAGCAACATCATATAAACCGGTTGCTGCTTTACCAACGGTGCTAGATTTAGCTGTTTGTACCACATCTGATCCGAATTTAAGAGCTTGTTGAGCTGCTGGTGTTTGAGCCGCTCCTCTAACAGCACCTAATCCCATATCTTTTAAGCCACCAAACAAACCTTTAACTGTTTTAACTGTTTTTGCCGCATATTCTCCTCCTTTTGATGCTGCTTTACCAGTTCTACCACCAAAAACGACGGAAGCCTCATCCGCCATTTCAGCAGCATAACTTCCTTTAGCTGTGGACAACATATCTTTCGCTATTCCGGCATATTTAGATACTGTTCCTGATGCTGCGCCTCGAACCATTCCAGACACTTTTTTACCTTTATTTAGCACGCCCGAAACCAAAGCATCTCCTCTACTTCCAGCTGCTGCACCCGCTCGAATATCTCGTGGTAGTGTGCCCAAACCATAAACAGTACTAGCTTGACTGGTGGTATCAACAGCACTCTTAACTGCTCCACCCACAGGACTATCGGGTGTACGAGTGGTTGGCTTAGTTGCTTCTGCTGTTTTTTTCTCTGCTTCTAATTGTTTAGGTCCAGCTTCCTGAATTCTTCTTTGAAAATCGCCAGATAAAGCTGCTGTATTATCATTAAGAGCTTGTGTAAGTCTATCAGCAGCAGCACCAAATAGTTTACCCATTTCTTGATTAGCTGCTGCTTGTTTATCCACAGCTTCTCTATACGCTTTTACTGTTGGATCTTCTTCTGGTTTTTCCATTTTTCTTAAAAGATCTTCAATACTTAATTTAACTAATTTACCATTTTCATCTGTATAACTTGCTAAAGTTTGATTAAGATCAGTACCTCCTGCTTGTAAAGATTGTCTCATGGCGCTAGCTTTAACTTTACCTCTTATACTTTCTGGTAATAAACCAGTTAGTTCATTAAGACCAGCAAATCCTTGTTGTCTAAATTGTGTACTTTGTAATTCTTCTTGAGTAGCGGTGCCAGCTGCTAATTTTTGAGCTGCTGCAAATTGACCCTGCATATCAAATAGTTGTTCCGGATCAGATGTAAGTATTTTTTCTAGCATATTAGCACCAGCTGTGGTTGCTACTGCTCTACGATTCATTACTTCTAGAGCATTAGATGCTGCTTGGCCACTATCAGCCATCAGTTTTAATGCTTTAGTTGCTTCTGCTTGTGCTAATTTATTTTTTTGTAAACTAGCAGTGCTATCATTAACTTGTCTAAGATATTTATCTATATCAGCTTGTTCTCCTGATTCTGGTCCTTGAGCCATCAGAGATGCTAATCTAGCTTCATCAGCAGCCATAGTAGCTTGATTGCTTCTAATAGCTTCACCTAGTTGTCTTGGATCAAGTGTGCCACCGGGAATAATACCAGATGTCATACTGCGAATAGTTTGATTTTCTGGCGCATTCATTTGATCTAACGATAATTCTTTACCTAGAGTTCTAGCTAATTGTAACTCACCATTTAATCTAATATCATTGGCTTTTCTTTGATAATCTAAACTTTGTTGTATTAAATTATTTTGTTGATCAATATAATCAATACTCTTTTGTAAAGTATCATTAAATTGTTTAAGAATATTTTTAGCTGTCTCTAAACCCTGTGCTGCTGAGTCTCCTGCTATCCTTAAAGCATCCATACTAGAAATTTCTGCGAAACTAGTTCCACTCTCAGCTTCACTTTCTAATTTCTTTCTTAACTCATCAATAATTGGCTTGGCTGTGTCACCACTAATATTCATTTTACTAAATGTATCTTCTACTCGTGAGATTATATCCTCAGCTCCAGCGCCAGAAGCGGTACTCCTTAAAATATCTGGTAGCTCATCTTGTAGAACTTTAGCCGCAACAGCGCTCTGCTCTACTCGTTTACCCGCCTCTCCACCCCCAGCTAATCTTGCTGCTGTTGCAGCAGCTGCTTGTACTTCTTGTGTGGAGTAGCCACTAATATTACCTAATACCTGTTCTTGAGTTCTGTTAACTTTACCCATACTAACATTACCAGTCAAATCTCCTATTTCTGTTTGCAATACATTATCCATATTTTGCATATCATCGCTAAATCTTTGTAGTGCTGCATTAATTTTTCTGAAAGTTTGTGTCAAGGCTTCTGCTGCTATTTGTACTGCTTTAGTAGCTCTTGCTAATGCTATTTGTTTAAGAATTTGTGCCTGTTGTTCCGCAACAAGTTTTTTACCTTCTTCGATAGCTTTGGCTCTATTTCCACTGATTTCTTTTTCTATCTCAGAACTACTTTTACCTAGTCTAGCTTGTTCTGCCCTATAAGATGTTAAATATGCCTCTGATGCATCTCTACCCTGTTTTTTGTATTCTTCTACCATAAATGAAGACTCAGCCGCTGCTGCTATATCAGCTTGACTAGCACCTGTTTCTCCACCCCTGATCCCTTGCTCATATATTTTATTAAAATCAGCATCAGACATAGTTCTATATTGTGCTGATGCCATTCTACCAATATTAGCTACATCTGCTTGGGTTTTACCTCTGAGTGCTTCTTGAGCTTCAGCTTTTTGTTTTGAGCCTGTGGCTCCTGGTAAATAGGATAAAGGATTAAACCATGAAGTATTGGCTGTTGCCATGCCTTCTAAATCACTGGTCACTTTTAAGCTTTTCCCAAATTCTTGGCTAACTTTATCAAAATCTGCTTTAGTAAAATTACCTTCTAATTTTTGGAATGCTTTTTCTAAATCACCAGATGTTGTTTTGAGAGCATCTAATGTATTTTCTAATCGTTTATTTGCTATAGACTCTCTGGCTCCATTAATAGCGCCTACAAGTGCTCCTAGAGCAGCACCAACAGCCGCTCCCGGAGGACCAAAAACGGATCCAATGGTTGCACCAGTAGCCAATCCTTGACCGGCTCCTCCTATAGCTCCGGCCACCCCAGCAGCAGCGGTACTCTTTCCTAGTTTTGTACCAAAAGTACTATCTAAACTATTATATAAATCTGGTAATTTATCTCCAACTAAACTTAATGCCATACCAGCAGCAGTGGCTGGACCACCTAATTTACTAACCAATCCGCCAAACTGTTTACCTACAATACCAGCTAAGCCTTTAGTGCCTCCTGCAAACCCTATTTTATCTAATAATTTACCACCACCAACTTTATTAAATAAGGATGTTAATCCACCCTCTAATTTTTTCTGTACATTAGCAGTTTCAAACATTTTACCAAATTCAGCTAAACGATTAGCAGTACCACTTTCATTGAATTTTCTCGCCATGCCGGGGAAAAATTTAGCTATTTCAGCTCCACCCTTACCAAATCTTTCCCCGATCTGTCTGCTAACAATATCTCTGTTTTCTGCTCTAGCTGCCTTGCGAGTAAAGTCTTTTTTAGAACCAAATTGTTCTTCTGTTAATGCTTTACCAAGAGTTTCTACTAATTTATCATATTCTTTGGCTGCTCTTGATTTTGCAGATTCGACTGTTTTTGATGCTTCTACAATATTGGTGTTACTTTCGATGATAGTATCAAATGATTGAGATGTATTTTTTAACTTATCAATAACATCTTTAACTGCTTGGTCTAATGCGTCTCTTTCTAAGCCAGTAGCCGCTCCTATATCTTGTTTGAGTGTTGATGTTAATTTTTTCTCTTGTGATTTATCTCCACTACGGGCCATTGTTCTATATTCTTGTTCATTAGATAAACCAGCACCTAAAAATTCTTCAAATCTATCTTCTTTTGCTCTGGCTGATCCACTAGCAACACCACTTAAAGCAGCAGCTTCACTTTCTGCTATAAAATCTTCATAAGATATATTTCTACGCTTAGCTCTTCTCTCTGCTCTTCTTCTTTGTTGCTCTATGCCATCAACTGGAGGCGCTGGGGACGACGAGGACGAGGACGACGACCCGGGGGGCACTGGAGGAGGACCGCCACCACCCCTAGGGGGTAAAGGAGGAGGAGCACCACCAGTGCCACCAGGAGCGCCAACTTGTGGTATTGGTGTTCCAGGACCCACTTGTGGAACAATATCTGATGCTTGTAATCCAGCATATGTTGATCCTGTTCTTGCTAACTCTTCTGCTAGCATTTTCATGCCTTGTTCACTATCAATAGTGGACGTCAAAATATTTCTTACTGCTGGACTAGCTTTAGCAAAAAACTCTGCAAACAATTCTTTATTACTAGCTAAATATTTAGCTATCCATTCTGCGCTATAACCAGCATTTAAAAAAGCTTTTTCCATTACTGGTTTAACTTTTTCTACAACATCAAATTGAAATGTACCTTTGGTTTCACTAGCAAAAGTATTCATTCCGGCTTGACTAGAAACGGCGGCATCAGCTAAATGTCCAGTTTCATGAGCCACAGTTTCCGTAGTAGCAGCATCCTTTGTTTTAATACCAAAAAGACCCTTGATAGAAGACAATATTCCCTTCCCTATTTTTAGTCCTATAGCAGTACTACCAGCCTCTGAGGTGACAGCTACTCCTCTCTGGCCTTCTCTAAATTCTGGACCACTTCCTCCTTGTAAAGATAATCTTTGTCCTGGTCTTAAACTTTCTATTTGAGTATTCTTCAAAGCTTGCTGTATATGTGCTGGTAGTGATGAGATGATTTCAGACACAGTTTCCAGAGCGTGACTAACATCTTTTATTACTTCTCCCTGCGCTCTTTCCACATCTTTTTCTGCTTTTCCACCTTCAAAAAATCTACGAATATTACCAACAGCACCACCCTTATTAAATCCTTGTATTTTATCCGCCTTATTCATCTTATTTAATTTAGAGTATCCAATTTTTTGAGCAGCTTGTTTGTTAATAACAAACTCACCTGGGGTTAGGAGTGCTGGTACGGTATCTTTTGCCGAGCCCCCTTTAGCAAACGGCTCTAAACTTATTGGTCGTAAAGCTGACTCACCAATATATTTTAATACCAGACCCATTGGCTTTTCAAATAATTTGCTTTCAAAAGCATCTACTAATTCTGGGTCTGCGGTTCGAAGCCTACTGATTATCTGACTAATAATAGCTCCTTCTGTAATATTAGATGGGGAACCGGCATATATTTCTTTGAGTCCTTGTGATGCGGTTTTAGTAACTATACCAGATGACATTATACCTTGAGATCTATTTTCAGTTATAATATCGACTATACCACCTAAATCTTTGGTGGGATTAAGTTTATCCTTAATCTGATCATAATTACTAGTTAACCATTTTATAATTAAACCCTTTTCTAATTCATAGTCTAGATCAAAGTTTTTTGGATCTAATATTTCTGAAAAAGTAACTACCATTGGACGACCAGAGGTGTCTCCGCTAGTAACAGTACCGAATCCACCTCCAGATACTCTCATTTGTGCTTGTTTAACTGCTCTGTCTCTATCTGTGTACAAAAATAGGCCAGCACCTTGACCATAGCCTTGTGCAATACCTGACATGCCGCCCTGCTCTTGAAAACTTTTAAGAATAGAATCATTTGTTCCTGTAGTTGTACCATGATAGAGTTTTACCGCTCCTCCCACAGCAAATCCTTGAGCTTTCATGAATTCTTGTAGAGCAGCCTCCTCTTGTGTTCGTATGGTATCTGATGCCATTAATTCTGCTTGGGTATCTAATAATCCAAATTTAATATCCTTACCTTTTTGTTTACGAGCAGCGGCTCTTTGAACTTGTTGCTCTAGTCCAGCTTGATCTAATCCCATTGCGCTAGCTAACTTTTGTACTTGCTCGAATTCTTTTTGACTTAATCCATATTTTTTAGCTAGAGGATTAACTTTACCACCAAAAAAGAAAGTTTTAACAATACCATCAATAGCATCTGTTATACTATCACTAGTAACAGTGAGTTTAGCTTGAGTGGGTATTCCAGCAGGAATTCCAAAAACATCAGCAGCTAATGGACTTAATCCAGAAGCAAAGTCTATAGCATCTTGTGATGATCGTTTACCGCCGGTGGATCCAAGCGCTGCTAATATCATTTCAACATCATATCCTTGAGCATTAGCAATGCCAAAGGTTTTACGGTCTACTTCAGAAATAGACATTGCTGATTGTCCTCTTCTAGAAGCTATATTTCCTGCTGCTTTCATTTGTGATTCATAATATTCTCTCCATAGTTGCTCAACATCAGCATAATCGGTTGGTTGTAAAATTCCTGTATAAACCCTCATCGGATTTTTACCTTTACGTTTTCTATAATACGGCATCAGATCTTTAAGATTTGACCTAAATCCAACTATACCAACTGGTCTGGCTGATGCTATTTCTTCCGGAGAGAGTCTGAAATCGTCCTCTCTCTTAACTTTTGCATCTTCTATTAATGCTAGATCTAATAGTTTATCAATTGTTGGTATAAATGGTGTTACTTTATCAGATTTGAGAAAATCTAAATCTAGAATACGTTTGGGTAGGACACCTCTGACTCCCACAGCACTAGCTTCTTGAATTATTTTTCCAATACCTATGAGAGACTTGATTCTTGAAGATGTACCCAACTCTTGAACAAGCTTAATAATTTCTGTTATAGATCGCGGTGTGCTAATAGGCTCGGGTTCTCCTCCGTCCACAAATTTTTGTACTAATCCTCCATTGGCAAATTCAGCAGAGCCTGGGACGGCTTGTCTCATTGCCCAGGCAAAATGAGAAGCTCTACCAGCATTTTTAGGTAATGCTCCACCAATATAATTATCAAAATCACTTAATGCCGTTGTAACTTTTCTTAGTTGATCAGTTAAACTTTTTTGTATTTTTGCGTCTGTTGTTCTGGATAGTTCTGTTTGTATTGATGATTGTAGTTGTTCTAATTGAGATTTTGCTTGTGGAAATTTCTCAAGAAGTGCTTTAGGGCTTAGGAATTGTTCAGTTTTTGCTGCTTTTTCAAATTGCTGTAAAAATGGTATTTTCGCAGCATCTAAGCCCATTTCTTTACGATATTCTGGGTCTTGCTCATATTCAGCTAATTTTAGGGCAGCTTGTCCAGCTGGCGCCCTAGGACCTCTTTGTAATCCAGCAGCACTAAATGTTAGTGCTCCTTCTGTTTTTTTTAATCCTCTGGTAGTAGATTGTTGTGATGACTTAGTTTTTTTCTCTTTGAGTAGAAATCTAGCAATTTTATCTTTATAAAAACCCATTTGAGTAGGATCTGTTGGATCTGGAATCAAATCTTTTTTAAGTTCGTCGGTAATTTTATCTGCTGGAACCCTAACAAACTCTTTGCCAACCCTCAGTCCTGCTCCACCTGTTTCTAAAGCATATTGTGCTAATAAATAATCTGCTAAAGCTATTTCTGGTGGCATGCTAATACCCATATATGATGCTTTAACTAAAGATGGATCAGCATCATATTCAGCATATATTTGTTTTGCCCAATCTAGATATTTTTCTATTCCTGGAAGCCCTCCTTCAGTTGGAGAAATAAATCTATCTCTACGTCCTAGCTTACCTTTTCTACCACGACCTTTACCACTAGGTAACCTAATTCCACCAGGAGAACCCTCTGCAAATTTTTGAATTAAGCCACCAATGTTTTTCTTTTGTGACCATGTTGTATTATACCATTTTTGAAATTGATCCTTAGCATTGGATGCCATTTCAAAAACATCTATAGAACCAATACCAACATCCGGATCAAATTTTGATGTAAATGGATATTTACTTAAAGATTGTTGTTGAATATGATGTCTAACTAATTTACTTAAATAGGTATTATCATCATGAATTTTTTTTGTAAATTTTACTTCTGCAACTTTATTACCACTAATAATATCTATAGGATAGTCAGCGCCATAATTTGCTATATCAGCTGTTCTTTTAGCTTCTCTACCTAATAGATTAACTATACTTTCTTCAAATGCGTGTCCTTGAGCTCTAAAATAACTTTCACCACCTTGATATCTTTCTTCAATTCTTTTAGCTAGAGTTTTCCAGTTAATGGGTGAGGTTTGATTAGCATCAAAATTAAATTGTTTTCTATTGATAGAAGCACTGACTTGATCATTTGATTGTATCTTATTATTATATCCTGATTCTATAGAACTATCTTCTCTTGCTAATTCTTTTAATTTAACTGGTCCTCCTTTAGCGTATTTATTCATTTTATGTAGTCTATTGGCACCAATAGTTTCTACTGCTTTTTTGCGTATAACAAATTCTCCTGGTTGAAGCATAGCGGGTACGGTATCTCTATTACCCTGACCAGGAACCACACCACCACGAGCAAATGCCAATATTTTACCTCCACCATTTTTAGTGGTTGGTGGAGCGGTATAAATGTCTAGTATAGAGAATTCTAAACTCTCTATAGCACTAGTTAAGCTTTTAATAGCATCTGTATTTGATCTTATTGCATCAGCGGCTTTAGATGTTGCTTCTGTTCTTTCTTTTTCTTTAGCACCGCTAATACTTTCACCATAGCTTTGACCAACTTGTTTTGCGCCACCACCCTTACTAACACCACCAAAAAATCCACTAGCGAACTGGGTCAAAGCACTAGCACCCTTAACAACGCCCATCAAACCCAAAATTGGTAGAATGGGTTTGAATGCACCAGCTAAACTAATGAAACCACTAGTCAATGAAGTTACTATTTTAAATAGTCCTTGAAATACGCTACTTTGACCAATATCTCTAATCAAAGCTAAAAATTGCTCTCTAACTCTAGCTAATTGATTTGCTAAACTTTGTTGAGCTTTGATCTGAGCTTCTGTTAAACTACCCTGACCTCTTTGAGCAACACCCAAAGCTTTTTGAGCTTCTCCAAATTGCTGAATTAATGGAATAACTTTACCAATCTGTCGAAAACCACCAAGCTCTTCTACTATTTGACTAAATCTCAAATCTCTAGGACTTAAGCTTTTAAGTCCTTCACTTAATCTTTTAATAGCTTCGTATGGTCCAACGAATTTACCTTCTAAATCAGTTAATTCTATACCAAATTGTTTGAGTTGCTTAATAGTACTACCTCGTTGAATACGAGTAAAAATAGTACGCAAACCAGTAGCAATAGTTTCAGCGCTTTCACGAGTAGTAGCACGAACACTGGTAAACACAGCAATAAATTCATTAAGAGCATCTGCCCCTTCTGAAACTCCTTTACTAGCACTAGCAAAAACACCACCAGTACGCTGAATAGCACTAATAATATCTCTAGATTCCACAGCAAAAGCAGCCGCAACAGCATTAATACTACCCAATACTGCCTCAAGATCACTAGTCTCTAAACCAAACTGTCTTATAGCAGCAATAGCGCCTTCTGTGGTTTCGGTAATATCGTCGAATGAAGGAGCCAAATCTGTTTTAGCAAGAGCAGCTAGGGCTATTCTTGTGTCATCAGCTGTTAATCCTGCCTGAGCTAGAGTACTAGCGACCTCGATCAAGCCCTCACTACTAACACCAAGATTGATAGATAAATTAGTAATTGTTTTTTCAAGATCTTTAATACCGATAGCGCCCTGACCAGTAACTTGTTGAAGCTTTACTAGTTGTTTATCGAAACTAATAAATGCTTTAAACGCACTATTAACAGCATTAATAAGTGCATATATTGGCCCAGCAGTTAGACTAAATGCAGCAAATCGTTTTACTGCTAAAGCTGATTGTTTACCAAACTCTTCCATTCTAGAGCTAGCAACTTTAATAGTGTTAGAGGTTGCTTTTACACTGCTAGCAGTATTTGCTACTGAACTTTGAGTTTTACTAGAATTAGAATTAAGATTTTGAAAACTACTAGATAATGAAGATAGTGCTGAGCTAAGATTGTTAGCATTAAGTTGTGCTTCTGAAAGCACCCCATTCATTGCTTGCAATTTTTTAGTAACAGCATCTATGGACGCTGCTGCTTTGGGTGGTATTTTGATCTTAACATCTACAGTAGCAGAACCAAGCTGCCTTTTAATATCAGCCACAATTGGCTTAATAGCAGCCGCTGACGGCCCCTGTAAATTGATCTGAGCTGTTAGATTAAAAGCTTGAGCCATATCACACTCCTTCTAAACGGAGTAATGATACGATATTATTCTGGACTAACAACCGAAGATGACGAAGCTGATTCGGATGGATTATCTTTTGTTGATTGGTTATCATTTTTTTCCTCAGAAGATGTTTCCACAATAATGGGTTTTCCATCATCGTCCAAAAACGGCTTAAATTCAACAATATAATCTCCATCTGCATTTACTAAATTTCCATCTTTATCAACAAACTCACCCTTTTCATTAATAAATCTACCATTTTCATCAACCAACCTACCATCAGTATCAACTAATTTACCTTCTTTATTAATCAGTCTTAGTTTATCGTCCACAAACTTGTACTGGCGTAAAAATTTATTTTCTGGTAGTTTTTCTTCATAATCATTATCTAAGCCATATAACATACCAGCCAAATTCTGAGCTGCTGCTATAGCAACAGGGTCAGATGCCTTATTTGTATAATCTTCGTAGTTATTAAAATAAGGTTTATTATTCTCTTTATACACCGTACAAGCTGAAACTAAATAATTAAATCTGGCATTATCAGCTTGACCTTCTGCTGTATGAGTATCTAAATTAGTTTTTACAGCGATCAGATCCCTAAGCTCTTCTCTATGTTTTTTCATGGCTAAAGCCACAGTTTTAGCTTCTGATAGTGATATACCACCTTTAGCCAATTTTCTTTCACCCTCTAGAATTTGAGATTGTAGTTCTGTAAATTTAGCCTGTTTAATAGCATCCCACAATCCTTGATCTACTAATAGATCATCTAGTTTAGCTCTAACAACAGCTTTAGCCTTTAGTGCTTCACTAAAACTTAAGTTGTATACTTTTGTGGCCTCTCTTTGATCTTGTAGCGATGGAGACCTGATTAAGAAAGAGGTATCCTTGCCATCTATGGTAACATTAAAATTTCTAGTTTTCATCTGTTGAGCCTTTCCTATTATTAAAATAATATGTATATTTGTATGATGTTTTTGTTTTTTCCAAATCGGCTAGTGCTTTACGCAGTTGTCCGTTTCCGTTATTTAGGATTTGATTTCTAACCTGATCCCATTTGTCTTGAAAATAAGCTTCTTGTTCTGTAAGATCTTCGTCTTCCGTTTTAAATTGTCCCCACAAGTATCCAAAAGTTTTTTCAAATTCAAATAATGCGCCGATCATGGTGGTCTGGAATCTTTTAGTGAGTATTTTTTTTACATTTTCATCCATTATTATTATTTCCTACTATTAACTAGTAATTGATTTCTTTGTACTGTCAAGTTTCTTTGAACGTCCGGAAGATCCGCATCACTAATTTCACTTCCTGATCTTTTAAGAGCATTTTCTCTTTCTTTAATAATATGTCGAGAATTAGCATTGTTCAAGCCATAAATATTATATGCTTCTTCTTGAGAATTAGCTTTAACGAATATCTCTCCAGCTTTACCTAATTTTTTACCTTCAAGTAGTTTTTCTGTACGATTTTTATTCTTAATTTTATCGTTTTCTCGTCGTTGATAGATCATCCACCCATCGAACATATCATCATCTTCAATTACATTATCGGGGGGGCATTCTGGATGCTGATAAGCACCATCATACATTTTACTCATAACAACTAGTGTTTTTTGCTCATCTGTCCAATTAATGGTTGGTTTATCAAATAATCTATCGTTATTTGCTGACCAATAATTTTTCCACACATCACTTTTTGCTAATGATCTGTATGTGGGAATATCTATAGAATTTTCTGATATAGCGGATGAGAGACGGGTGAGAAGTCCATAGTCTACATTGTTAATATTATCAAAGATTAAATTATTATTATGATTGTATAAACTATGTATTAAGATATACTGATGTTTAAGTACCTGACTATATCCTTGTGCTGTTATATGATCTAGCGAATGCCTAATCTCATATTGTCTATTATATGCTAATTTAATATTAGATAGTGTTTTACGTATACTTTTTAAAGAATTAGGATTAAGAAAATTATTATACAATTCAACCTTTTTATCTTCTATTTGATTTTCTAGACTCTTTAAGTTTTCATCACCATTATGTGTCCAAACCCCCATATCAATCAAAGAATAGATAATATCCTCATCTTTTAACCAATCATTAAATTTATTTTCTTCGTATGCTTGATCAGCATATAATTCAGCTTCATATTTAATGCTAATATCTGGATATACTAACTTATATTTCTGGTTTCCACATACAAATATATAGAAACCAGATAGAATACGAGACAAATATATTCCAGTTGTTCTTTGATCCATAATCCGAAAAATTAATCCAGTATCTTTATACTAATCTGCTCAAGGAGTATAGGTACTATTAGCTAATTGAGTATAGAAACTACCTCCGGAATGAGCAACTACGAAATCATTGAATGTAGAGTAACTATATGTTACACTAACATTGCCACCACCAGTATCACCACCAGTATAGTTAACACTAGTAAGTTTATTCTTGGTGCCAAGATAGATTCTGGTGCCTTCGCAAGTTTCTAGGAAGATCGTTTGATCTAGTAGATTATGACGAGCTACGCAACCAGTGTCACTTGCTGTGGCAACTGTAGTTCCAGTTAGACCAGCATAGTAACCACTTTCACTAGCTTGGATCCAGTCACCACTGATAGCAACAACTTCGAACTCACTTGTTACTTCTACTGGGAATGTAACGAAACGATGATAAGGAGCAAATGTACCTAGTTCTTGAATAGCTTCACGACCAAAATCGCAACTCACAGTGATATTTTGAAAATGCGCACCATAACCACTACCATTACCAATTAAACTATTCACACCACCAGCACTAATTCCTGGGATTTGGCTTGGAAATCTGCAAGCTCCCATATTAAGATATTGTCTACGACCCACACCAGTTGTTGATAGTGGAGCATCATTATTGCCACTAAAATCTCCGGTGACTACAGTTGTTGACCAAACCTTATTATTTCCTACTAGAGTCACATCTTCTGTGAAATTACCATCAACGGGGAAGGTATAACTAACACTACTAACATACATACCAGAGCATACTACTGCATTAATCGAATTACCACTAGCGCAAACATTAGTATCAGGATATATCGATAGTCTCATATCTGTACGAGCATTCTGACGACCAGGGATAGTGGGGTTAACGGCCGTCAAACCTGTAGCAACACTCGATCCTGTTTCTGTTGCTAGAGTATAAATAAGAGGATAACCATCTAGTACTTTATTGAGTGTAACTTCAATATCTGGTACTTCTTCTACGTTTTGGTAGATGGCTAATTGGCCCATCTCGAAAACTTGTTCGAGATTAAAGTTGGTTGTTATACCAACAGTTTGTAGACCGTGAATATGGGTTGGGGAACCAGCAGCTGGGCCTAGTTCAACTTGTTGAATTGCATAGTAAATACGATTATTGGCCATAATTATCTCCACACGTTATTAGGAAAATTGCAGTAGTTTTGACCTTACTATAAGATACACACAAAGAATAAAAACTATATGTATTTTTTGATAAAAATGGCTAAATTATTCATAAATAATTTCTATTGTAGCTCTAACCGAACCTTGATGTAATCTATGATGAGGAGATGCTACCTCCATTAAAACCACATTTTTCCACCAACATTTTCTCCATTTATATTGTTCTAGAATTTGTGGATAAGTTAATGGATTAGCTTTTAAATCACCATTATAATCTAGTGGATATTTATCGTCTTCAGCTAGTTTATTAGTATTATAAAGCCAATGATTCAAATCTTGTTGTAGGCGTAAAATATCTAATAGTTTATTTCTATCATTTTTATTATCAGAAACTATATGAAATAAAACATCTTGCTCTAATATTAAGCCTTGACTACCAATTTCTCTTGGTCGAGAACGAGACCTAGATAATGATTCTATAATAATACATGGCATTTGTACCCTATGATTACCTCCAATAGCCCATTCTCCATCCGAAATTTGTTGTAAATCTGGATTATTAGTATCATAACTCATATATTGTAGAATTTGGAACCACGGAGCATCATTAGCCCTATATACTTGTACTGTTCTATAACTATAGTCTAAATATACTACAGATGTTGTTGCAATGGGTGAATTGAAGATGATTCTTCCAAGAGGATAATTAATAATAAAATCACCCAAAGAATAAGGTATCCATGAACCATTGATATAAACTGCTGTTATCCTAGTGGGAGACAGGCTGTTATGAGTTACCCAATGCTCGTAGACCCAGTCTTTTTTAAATGCTTGCCATACCTGACCATCCGTATAAGAGGGGTCCTCAACGCTCATTAATTGATATGGGGGCCAACCACCATATAAACTACCATTTCCCTGTGAGACATCCATCCATGCACCAATTCGTAAAAAAGACCAATCTAAGAAACTTTTAAAGTTAGTTTCTATAATATTTAGTAGTAAATCTTCTGTGATATTAGAAATACTTTTAAATTGACTATTAAATTCACAAGGATAACTCATAGTGAAAAAATCTTTCTTAATAAGTTGTTAATATCTGTTTCTGATGTTTGTATGGCTCTTGTTATCCAGTTATCTGTTATAGTACCAGCAAATTCTGATGGAACAGACCAACTACCCGAAGCTGGTTTCATTATAGCATACCCCGTTCTAGAATATTTATTAGGACCAATAACTATTTCATAGTTGTTTACTAAATTTTGAGTACCATCTAATAGTAACCATTCTAACCAGGGTAAACTATAGCCCCTATAAGTATCAATCATATGAGCATATTCTGAATATAATACATCGGATAGGTCTGCTCTAATTAAATTAGCACTAAATTTACTACTAATTTTATTATTACTAATAAACGGCGGACTATAATTATATTCTATATTATTTATCCATATATTAATTAATCCATCTATTTTAGAGCCAGCATCAACTAAACCTAAATGATATCTAAGCGTACCTCGAATTAAAGAGTTATATTCTGGAGCACTAGTTATAGCTGTGGTAATAATGTTTGGTAAATATTGTTTTAATTCATTAAAAGCATCATTCATAAAAGTCGATACTTGAGACAGTAAAGCCTTATTGATAGCGCTAGTAATGTCCTGATTAGATTCTAAAATTTTTATAGAGTATCTCATAATTTATTAAGAATAATTTGACATTGCTCATATAAATTCCATTTGCCATTAAATGTTTTGAGAGTGCTATCTGTGGGTTTGGCAAAAAACATAGCAACTTCTGAATCTTTATGTCCTCCACCGATTACAACTATACATGGACTATTATTAATAATTCTAACACACCATCTCCTTTCGCATCCTGCGGCTCCTTCGCTTATAATACCGTTGTCACTTAATACTATTGTTCGTGAACCCAGTCCTACTCGCTCATAATAAAAACTACCCAAATATTTTTTAGCGAATTCTTTTTCTATCTCATTCATCTCATGCCAAGAATATATATTTCCTGACCATTTTTTAGATCTAATATTTTTAGCCTCATACACTAAATGACAATTAATTAGACTATTCAAATTATCTCCAGCAACAATTCTTTCTTTTCCTTGACATGCGTGTTGAAATAATAATAATCGATTAAGATCATATTGTAGAATAGCCACATCCTTCCATCCAGGACCTCTTTCTGGCATAGCATATGCAGTACCGCATTTTTTCCATGCTAGATGAAAAGTAGATTTATCTCCGTATACAAATTTATAAAACCAGTCTGAATGTTCATTCATCCACATTGCTATATTTAACTCTTTGTAGCATTGTTTTTTATTAATAAGAAATTGCCCGGTTTCGAAATCTATACTATTATCATAATTTAATCCAACATTTTCCCAACAAATCGGAGGTAACCAATCTGATCTATCAGATGGTCTTAGATCTGGCCAAAAAATTGAACCATGTTTTTTATACAAGGGTTCGTCAAACAAGAAACTAGGATCTCTTGTAGGTATATTGTCAGCATCAAGATATAAAACTTCTTCAAATTTTGAGTGTAATACAGAAAACGGTTTGAGTTCCCAACCAGATAGAATCCTGGGATTTAGATTATTTTCTTCGCAAAATTGTTTAGCATTAACTGTGTGAATACCAAAAAACGCTGCCAACTCAATCATTTTATTATCCATTTCATAATCATCTAGATACCAAAATTCAAATGGTAAAACACACCCTAGTTTACGTAAAGTATAAAAACAAGCAAAAGCACAAGCAAAAAACTTAGCCCCACCAGCCCCTATAACAATACCTCGTTTTTGTGAAAACTCAGGAGTATGATAAGTCTTTGCTACAAGTTCATTTAGAATGGTCACATGAGCTGTTTGTACCTCGGGTAGTGCTTGCCATTTATCTGGCATATTACTCAAATCATTGCTATTTAGTTTATTTATCCACCATTCAACACTATAGTTATTCATTAATATTTCCTATATAGGTTCCTGTTGGTTGGGCGTGGTGCTCGCATCCACAATCTAGTTTAACTGTTAGAAAATCGTTTGTAATTTCAGAAGATGTTTCTGCTGATGGTGCTAAAAGAGGAATATTTTGATATCCGGGCAAAGCATTATAGCCGGAGTCCACGAAATATTGTATAGTTAATGCCGTTATCTGCCTTAATGGACTCCTTCTAAAAAATCCTACCATCAAATCAAAATCGCATGAAGGAAAATTCAAACCTCCAGAATTTGGATAACTTGATGATCTATTTTCAGCTTCCCAATGACTTCCAAGAGTTCCTGCTCCACCAGAATCTTCAACTGGAACTTTAGTTCTTGATACATTATTTAATGTATTATAAGCAATACTAGTTAATGGGTAGGTTGTATTATTAATAAAATTTGTTTGTAGCAATACGACGGGATCTCTCCAGTATATACCCAAACCTAAAGCGTGTCCTAATTCATGTATTAGCACATTCACCCACTCGGTAGCAGTAAAACCCGATCCGGCTGGTGTTGCTCCAAGGTAATATAAATTCACAATTAAATTAAAACGTATTGGAGTATAATAAATGATAGAAGAATTATTATTTATAATCCATTCCGCAGTATTAGTCGGACCGGTATCTATACTAACGCTTGCTATCCTACTAGATACTTCATTTACAAAATTAAATCTATCTAATAAAATTCCATTAAAATTAGGAACATTAAGAACTGTATTAGTTCTAATAATATTAACGACTTCAGGTTTGATAGCAAGTCTAATATTCCAATAATCAGCTGCTGCATTTAAATATGTTCTAAAAGGTTCAGTAATTTTACTAGTCCATGAGGTTTTATCGAATAGTATAGAATCAGAAGAAGATGAACTGCTACTACTGCTGCTACTACATTCTAAACAAGATGCATAATATATTGTATTTAAATCACAAGATATAGCAGTAAATGAGTTATTGTAGGTTGGGGAACAATCTCCAGCGGATAAACAATAGTTATCACAACAACCGTTATCTATAGCATTACAATTTTCACCCTCATCCAGATCGATAACCACACACTTGTTTTGATTACAACAAGTAATACATGAACCGTCGTCACAAGTAGCTTCTGGATCGTAGTTTGGAGAGTGGGGATTAGTACATCCTGGAATACAAGTTGCTTTGGTGAGTCTAAACTTTAATATACAAGCATTAAATATTGGTGGTACTGGTCTAGAAGTTGAGGATGAACTACTGCTAGAAATATTTTCACAACAATCAGTATCTGCTATTGGTTTATAATTACTTGAAGCTAATATTACAGCCTCAATCCAGCTTTCACCAGAGAAATTGCTTTCTATTAAATCAATATTATTATTACTACAATCTGTACGCAATTGATTCATACACAATGTAACATCATTAAGTAAACTACCAGAAGTATCCCTATATAAATAAATTTTGGTTGGTGCGCATTGATTCAATCCTATTATTGAGAACCAATTTGGAATATCATCAACTCCACTCTTTGGATCTCTATCTACTCTAATATATCGAGTTTTAGGATCGCTCATAAAATTACTAGGTATCTTTAGTAATTCGGGTTGAGCTACTGATTGAGGTTGTAATAATACAAATAAGGTATTGGGATACGAAAGCCTAAAGGTATTCCAGAAATCATAATTTTTTTGTACAGTTACAAGAGGATCTATACTTTCATCAATTACAGATATAATAACATAACATGGTGTGCTACTTGATGAACTAGAACTAGAACTAGAACTAGAACTAGAACTAGAACTAGAACTCTCTGAACTGCTACTAGATGAAGGCTCCGGAGGCGGGGGAGGATCTACAATAAAACATGGCTCTCTACCACTACCCTCGTATGATGCTGGACAACCATAATATGATGTTTCTGGAACAGAGTTGGTGTTGACTGGGTCTGTCCATGTTCCAATCCAGTCCAGTCTTTTTTGCTCATATGGTTGATTGAATTTATCATAAACTATACCATTGGCTAGTGCTGGATCTAAACTATCAATAAAACTTAAATCATAATTAATATTATTTGCTTGACATTGTTTAATAAATAAGATTAAAGTACCAGCCACTTTACATTGTTGAAGCACTAATTCATATTCTGTGGGTATACCAGTAAATATATTCTGAGAACATAGAGTTGTTGTATCAAAATATCCATTTGTACATGGGTGTCCTTGAGTAGTCCACGATGTTGCTGTTTTAAGATCATCTAAACCAGATAGGTGCAAATAAATTTTATTAAAAGATTGTAATTTTGGTCTTGCTTTACCTTGCGGATCAAATCCACCATTAAAACCAAAAGTTTGAAATAAATCAAATGTAGCACTAGGACCGTATTTACCAGTATTAACATTATTGTTGTAAAAATCTGTAGTTGCGGCTCGGTAAAAACTAAATAGAGGATCATTCAGTATTATAGTAGGAATTGCTAGATCATCATATTCATATAGTGGGCCTGATAAACATGTAGCATCTCCTCCAGGATTATAATAGTTTTTAGTAATATAGAGAGGCATTTGAACTAAGCAAAATCTTACGTGTGGAAATTTTTCCCTAAATTTAATCCATTTAGATTCTAATTCTCCGGAACTCAGAGCATTTTTAGCTATTATGCTTACTACAACATCACAACAGATACTATCTGATACTGTGTATAATTCACTTGGAATAATAAATTCTTGACTATTAGATTGTAGTTGTCCTAATGATGTCCAATCAATAATTTGATGACCAGTAGTATGAAATGAACTAACCTCTAAATTAGTGTGAGTGTATGCTACTGGAGTCTCTATTAAAACTTTGGTATGAGCATCGTTTTGTTCTATAATGGAAGTTTCAAATATTTTTAAATTTTTACTATCACAAATGGAAGCCTTATTATAAGTAACATAAACACTCTTAATATCGTTATTAATTTTTCTAGTTCCAACTTGCCAATATTTAAGATTATCTTCATATATATTAATATCAGATAATAATCCATCTTTAAAAATATATGACCAATCTGTTGATAGACTATATTTAGTATTGGATGCATTCCAAAAGTCTATATTGAGTTCAGCAGCTATTCTATCTATTCTTATTCCATATCCAAAGTATGGACCATTAGAGGTTTCAGAAGTAACAGCAAATAGCATGCCAATAATATAGGGTTTAAACACACCATTATCTTTAATCCAGCCGATAATAAAGCTTCCAGAATCCCCTACTATGGCGATAGAACGATTATACGGATCTGTAAAAAAATTAAATTCAAAAATATCAGAAAATGTCAATGTAGTAGTTTGATTTTGAATTCTATAATTTGATACATTAGCAGTTATATTCAGTCTGTTAACAAATATGGGACAGTCTGATGAAACTGTATCTGGGGGAGTTCCTCTGGTTCCTGTTACTCTACTACTTATAGTTATTCTACCATTACCTTGGTTTCTTAGAGTAGAGTTTGTGCGTACTGCTACAGAATCAACTAGAAATTGAGTTATTTGAGCTGTTGTTGCGAATGGGATAGGGTCTGGGTGTTGTAGTCCGAGTTGTTTGAATGATTCTGTTTGATCTATACTATTAACTGTGGTTATAGCAGCATCTACATAATTTATTGCTGGTTGTTTTTTTAATGGAACATATCTTTTAATGGAACCAATAGTGTCAACCCCTGGGAGACCCCTGTCTGGTAGAGATGGTTGAACATTATCTTTATCTTCAATATCATATTGCATATCGATAGATAAGCTTTTTGATGTATTGAGAGATGGATCTAGAACAATTACGTGGGATGCTGTCATTCCACATGTAGTATTATCATCTTTATCTAAAATTAATCCACCTATAGTGCCACTACTATTTTGATTCTCTGGGCCAATAGATATACCACCAATAATTGGTCTATATCTATTTTTATGAACATATGCGTTAGCATCATCACATCCTGGTTGTGCTGAGGCTGATATAATCTCAGCTTGTACAACATCTGTTACATAACTGGTACCATCTATTACTATAGATTTTGGTAATACTTCATCCTCTGGTATTTGTTCTTCTGGTTTCTTTTCAAGTACATTGAAAATAATACTTAATTGATCTGTTTGTTGATTATTAGTAGTTTTTAATCCTAAACCAATACTATGTACATAATCTGGAGTTTCTTGATATAGCTGTTGAATAGTTGATAATATGTTTTCCATAAAAATAAACCCTAATTAAGTACAAGGCCCACAATTACAGTTTGTGTATGAGAATAATTCGCCAGGATTGATAAATTTAGCATCTGTTACTTTAAATATAGTCTCACTATCTTCCCAAGAACTATCCGGGAAAAATGCGGGACTGAATGTTGGGGGATGAATATCTTTAGTTGTTGAATCACAACATGAGATTATAGAACCCTCGTAGCTCCACATACCAATATTTTGATCATACGACATTATAACTTGTACCTTACCATCATTATAGCAACCAAGAGTATCTAATGCTACCCAAGTGCATGTTCCAGTAACTCTATTAAATTGTAATGATGAATTAGCAAATTGAAATATGGATGGTGCTTTAAATTGACTAGTAAAATTATCTGGTAATAAACTTGTACAATTTTTATGTATAGTTGTATAATTACCTGGTGGTTCTGGAGGAGAGGGAGGTATTAGGCATGGACCATTTACTGAGTTTTTAAGAGGAGTTTCTCCAAAAAATAGAGATATGGTTCCGTTATTTGCTACATAATCTGATATGGGTATAGTTAATATTTGACTACGTAATTGACCAAATTCATCTATAGATATTAGACCAGGACTAACAACACCAGTACCACCAGTCAAATATGCAAGAGGACCAGAATTACAGTATAATACTACACTAACCTCCCAATCACATGTCGGATACGAACCAATAAAAGGAGGCTCTAAATATCCAGCATAAGATACTCTAATTAGTAATGTATCCCAAAGATTTGCATTAGTTGATAATGGATTTACTGTAAATAGAATATTAGCTGCTGAATCCAGATCCAAATCCAAAGCATTCTGAGGAGCAACAATTGGTCCAACCATTCTATAATTAGCGCTACCATACGTACCAAGATAAACTAAAAATCCTGGAGGATCATAGTTTCGTAAAACTGGCATTAGTGTGGGTAATGAATCAAAACATGGTTCAATAGTAGGCACAATAATATTAACCAAATTACATTTCCAAGATGGAACAATTGTTCCCATCGGATAACTTCCTGCTTCATTTGTTTGACCCAATCTTATTATATCAACAACATTTGAGGAAAAACAATGACCACTGGTCATGAGAGCCTGAGATCCATATGTTGTAGCTCCTCCAGTGCCACTATTATTACAATAACATGATCCAGATTCTGGCTGAACATTTCCTAAGCAATTTTTCATATCATTGACGTATGGATTAGTAGAATTCCATCCGGGTAATGATAGTATTTGTTGTCTATTAGAAGATAAAATAATTCTACCAGAAGGCAAACCAAATAAATCTGTAAATTCCATTTCTACATTATGTTTATAGGTATTAGGTCCACAAGTTTCTTTATATTCTACTATACTTAAATTATCGCTACCACAATCACATTTGACTGTTAGTGTAGCCGAATATGAACTACATCCACAGGGCTCATCATAGGGATCATTTGGTGAACATAGAGTATACTCACTAAGCGTTCTACCATTACCACTATTATACCAATAATTAAATTGGTTAGTTGATAAACTACCACCAGCAACAGCAAATTCATCAAAAATTAAATTAGTATGTCCACCCGCAGCTGAACCAATTCCAAAAACTTCATTACCAGCCGGTAAAATAACAGCACCAACAGCCCTGAAGATTTGATCATTAATAATAGCAGTATATGTACTGTATTCGGGATGACATGATAATCCAAAAAATGTCCAATTATTCATATTAATACTATTTATTGAACTACAATATATTAAACCAGCTTGTACATTACATATATTTGTGGCTGGATTAAATCCTGTAGCTAAAGCAAAATCTGAATCATATAAAAGCATTAATTGACTTCCTGCTGTGCCAGGGGATTCACCATTTGGACCAACAAAATATATGCGTGCTGTATTTAATCTTCCTTGATTTGGTGCATTGGTTTCGATTTCAATATCCGCTCTATATCCGGGTCCTTGAAATACTAGATTTGGACTACCCTGACTATTAAATGCATTATTATCAAAAGTTTTAATCCATCCCCAAATACTATTACCTTTTTGTAGTATAAAACAATCTGATTTATCTAATCCAGTAGATGATTCTCCAAATAAACTAATTCCATTGCCGGTATTTCTCGGATACCTAGCATTTGAAATTAAACCATTTGTAGATGGCCACGATCCAGTACATGGTGGTGCATTATCACAGCAATTAGAATCTAATGAATTCCATATAGATCCTATTAAATCATGAGAATTTCCAGTAATATCTAATACACTGTCTGTGCATCTTGACTCTTCGAAATCCCAATATGCACAAATACAATAGTTACTATCTTCTTCAAAAGTGGGTGGTATAGGATTAGTCCAGCTCGAACTAGAGCTAGAACCAGAGACACTAGATGAACTAGAGCTTGAACTAGAACTTGAACTAGAGCTAGAACTAGAGCTGGAACTACATTCAATAACTGGAATAGTTCCAGTCCAAGTATTATTACCAATATAATTCATTAACATTTTTTCTATAGATCGATATCCAGTAAATTCGCCCCAACCATAGATGTATCCAGGCCATCTCCAAGAATTTATAGGATCTCCAGATGTATGAAATTGAGATACTAGTAAATTACAAGCATCGCAAGGTTCATTGGATGAAATACCTCCACCACTGCCACCGCTACCACCACTACCATAACTACCTAGAGATTGTGATATCTGACAAATATCTATAGAATATTCATTAGAATAACATTCTATACATGAACTGCTGCTGCTACTTGATGAGCTGCTACTACTGGATGAACTACTACTGCTACTCGATGAGCTACTACTACTACTACTACTACTACTACTACTACTACTACTACTACTACTCGATGAACTGCTACTCGATGAACTACTGCTACTCGATGAACTACTACTCCTACTACTACTTGAACTAGATGGGGTGGGTGATGGCGACGGCGAAGGAGAGGGCGAGGGCGAGGGCGACGGAGAGGGCGATGGCGAGGGCGCCGGAGAGGGCGACGGCGAGGGCGACGGAGACGGCGCTGGCGACGGAGAGGGCGAGGGCGATGGTGAAGGGCCTGGACCTGATGGACAAACATATACTCTATCACTAACACCAACTTTCTTCCATGTACAAATTAAATAATTATTATCTCCTAAACCAGCTGGATTTGGTTCTTCATGTAATTCAAAAACAGGATTAGACTTACTGTTGTGATATAATACAGTAATATCCTTGCAATTACGTATAGTACTCAGATATGTTTTATCACATATTGTTTGAATATATCCTTCTGGATTGCTAATATTAGTAGGAGGATTAATCCAGGTTTTATAATCCCATAATATTGCTAAATATCCACACTCAGTTTTAGTGTCTCCATAAAAACCAATACCATTACAATAAGGACATATTCTACCAACAGCAAATGGTACTGGACCTCCAGATTTATATTTATTAGCTGATTTTTTTAAGTTAGGATCATATATACAATTTGGGCAGATATTGGTCTTTGTTGTTCCAAAACTAAAAACACATTGGGTTGTTAAACCAGTAGAACTCAACAATAAATTAATTTGTTGATTATATATTGCTTTTAGTTGATTAAAATTAACAACCATCGATAATTGATCCTAATCATGAATAAAAGTCGTTATTACCTAAACTTCTGAATGGTCCACTATGTAAGTATCTAGGATCAAATCTGTTACCGACAAATGGGGATAGTACAGCTGCCCAAGCAGTAGCATTTCGAACATCCCAGTGTTCGGTAAGTTGATCATATAAAGCACAAGCGCCATGATCTATTATAGATTTCCAACCTTGTAGTGTACCAGATAAATTCAGCACTGCGGGTCCAAGTTTAGTACTAATACCTTCTAATGCCGCTTTAGTTCTAAATGTTCCTTGATCAATAATACAAGAGGCTTTTAAACAAACAATACTATTAAATATATCGTCTTTATTGTCTACGGGGTCTGGACTAAATGTTTTGTTAATAATATCAATTTCATATTTCGTATATAAATTAACATCAAATTGAACATATTGAGCAGCGACAACTAGCACTTGTTCTATTCTACTATCGCTAAATTCATATGGTGTGTTCACATCATTAATTAGATTTCTAACAATTAGAGTAAGGGTCTGTTGCCATGCCATAAAATGTCCTTTTTAAAAAAGATGATACTTGTATATACACCTAAAAAAAAAGGCCGGCACAAGGCCAGCCTTTTTTTAGAAACAACATTAATAATGATCAGAGAGCGCCAAGTAGAACTCTACGATTATCGAGAACAGCAAAACCTTGTTCAGCCCAACCATAGAAACCAGCTCGTTTTTGACGATGTAGTGTATCGTCTTCGAAGATTTGTACTTCTTGACGAACTGGCATAATAAAGCTATCTCTCTTACGAAGATCAAGACCAACAACAAGTTCAACCTTGTCATTATTACTATCACCACCAGCATTCTGTGGTAGTGTGCCACTAAGCACATTACTATAGAATAATTGGTACTGTTGACCTTCACCTAGTTCATCACGATCATGGAGATTAACACCAAAAACGCGATTGATAGCACCATCAGTAGCAGTATAGATCTCACGACGAGTTACTTCGTCAATTTGATCTAGACCCCAATTACGAATATCTTCCATAGCTTCTGGACTAACATAAAGATCTGTTAACATACCACGATTATTACTAGCACTATTACCACCACCGTTACGACGCATAACGGTCTTCATTAGAGAAACTAGTCTCTTGCTGAAAACGCCTGGATCAGAATCGGCATCATAAACTATGATGTTACGATCAACACCAGCAGCTAGTAGAGTGTGCCAACCATCATCATTCATTTTCTTAACAAATTGAGCTTCGAGAACTTCCATAGCACGACCAACAACGTCCCAGCGGGCGTCACGAGCATACTTTAGAAGATAATCGATACTAGCACCAATGTCATAGGTTGGAACCATGACATAATCGCCCTCAACATGCTTTTGTGGAATATAACCATGATTTGGGATGGTATAAGCCACAAAATCTTTTTCTGTGCCAGGAGCTAAGAAATCTAGTGGAAATTCTGGAGTAGCACTTTGAGCTAGTTGGATTGGCTCAAAAATGTTATCTAGGATATTACCACTAAGAACACCTTGACGCAGAGGAAGTTCGAGAGCTTTTGCAAATTCATGATTTGCTGCTAAAGCCTCTTCTTTCTGAAAAGAACCAGAACGAACTAGAAGATCAGTTAGTTCTGATGTTGGTTCAAACTTTTTATTGGCCATATTTTTCTCCCTTATCATGTTAGATTAATGTCAACTTTTGCATAACCATCTGCATCTTTGGCACTTAAGAATCTACCTACTTGTACACTGTTTGTTGATACAGTGGTTAGGTTGCCATTAGCGCCAACATAAGCACCAGAACCAGGACCGACTGTTACACCCGATACGATACTATTGGTTGTAACTTGACCCTGACGTAATAGTGTTACTTTACTACCTGTTTGGACTTCATCTTTATGCCAGTTAATGTGTTGTCTTGTTAGATCAAGATTAACAACATCGTTTAGTAGTAAACCAGCTGGAACTCTGCCAGAGGCGGTAGCAGCATAGGTTACAACAGCATCAGGATGATCCATAGCAACGCCCGAACCGGCAACACCTGTAGCGTGTACCATAATACCGCCACGTTCTGCTGTGGTGTCGTTGCAAAAAAATGATATATCAGTGTATGCTTCAACGCGATCTGATTTTAAAGCCATGTTCACTCTCCCTTATTAAGTTTTGTGCCTAATCTATTACAAACAAAATCAACTAAAGCTGCTCTTGTATTCTGAATTTCATTTACTAGATTGATATCTGTACCAACACTCAAAACCACATCTTCAGAAGCTTCAGCTGTTTCAAGAATTGATTCTTCCGGAGCTACTTCTGATGCTTTTGGTTTATCTTGCTCTTTTTTCTTCATTAGCCAATCTGGCATCTTACCAGCAATAAGAGAGGTCATGCTCTCAAATGCTTCGTCATCAATATTTTCTAATTTATCGACTGTTGCACTTGCTAAATCAGAGTCAATACCTTTTTCAACTAGAGCAGCCATACGTTTCATATTTTTGGTCTTTTTCATCATTTCTGCTTCTTTTGTTTTATAAGCAGCAATGACCTCTTGAGCAGCGACAATTTCTGCTTTCATTTTTTCCATTTCGTCTTCTTTATTTTTCATGTCTTCGGCCATCTTTTTAGCTGCTTCTTCATGAAGTACTTTTAGAGCTTCTAGTTCAGCAACTATTTGAGTATCAGAAACTGGTGCCTCAACAACTGTTGTGGCCTCTGCTACTGGATTTTCTGTTACTTCAGTTTCTGCGGGTTGTGTTTCAACACTCATAGTCATCTCCTTTAAATTGGCTTGAATTGAAAATACACCTATATTCGAAGAATTGTCATTTTTTTGATTATTAATTTGTAGTTCTGCTTTTTCTTTCTCTAATTTTAAGTCATCAACTGTAAAAATAATACTTTCTGGATTTGCTGGTCTACTAACAAATCCTTTACCAGAGAAGGTTATGGATCTTAATACTCTACCTAATTTATAGTTTTGGTGTTCTCCCACACCCCCATATGCTCTAAGATGCTGGGTTAAGAATGCGGTTTCAGCATTTCTTGGTAAAACATAATATTTACCAGTGCTTTTATCTATTAAGCCATAATCAAAGCCCTTAAAAAAACATTCCATACTAACATATTTATCGCCACTTTCGATTTCTGATATTAATTTATATGATCTTTCTTTGAGAGATGGTTCAGTAAATCCAGCATAAATAACAGAACCAGTTAATATATGAAATTTTTCTGGTAAATTATTTACATCTGTATTTTCATCTATAATCTGACCATCTTCTCCTATGGGCCAATTGGATGTTATATGGCCAACAATAGTACCCTCGTCATGTTCCAAATTAGTCGGTTTATGGGTTGGAGTATCTTTAGCCATCCAAACTTCTTTTGGATCAAAAATATCATCATTTTTATTCCATGATGTGGTGACTAAAATAGATTGAGTGTAGTATAAATCACTATCTTGAAGACCAGCATATGCTTTAATAATTTGATCAATTTCTTGTTTAATTTTAGTATTACAAGCTTGATTTGATCTTTCTACTTGAGAAGCATATACTATCGACGATTTAGTCGATAATTGTTCTGATAGTCCAGCATCGATTTCAGATTGATATATATTCATATTAGTTAATATTAAGGGGATTTGGTACTAAGAGGAATACACCGTTTGGTAAAAATATGCTTTCGTATGCTTTAATTCGTCTATTGTCAGTGGTCTATCCATTTGTGATGACACACTGTTTAACAGATTTCTATATGATTGATTTAACTTATGAATTTGTTTATCATTAATGGTGTTTAATTTTTCCATAATATTATTAGCTTTAATATTTTCTAATGGATTTAATGATAAGAAAATTTTTGTTTTAGTATCTTCTGCTTCATCATATTCTGATTTTGATAAGCTTCTCATATTTTTCTTCTGATAGAATTCTAGTAAAAGAGGATTCAAAATCTCAGAAATTTTATCTTGAGCTTCTATAGCCCAGAGTTGTAATGATGCCCCTGTTTGAGGAGCAAACTTTTTCGTTTTTCTTTTCTCTGAGTCTTTACTATTCCTAGGACGACCCTGACCAGAAACTCCTGCTGGTTTACTATCTATATTAGTATTACCACCTTGAGGTGGAATTTTAGGAATTTTCATTTCCATACTGGTCTGCTCACTAGGTTTCTTTTTTAATAATTCTAGACCAACTTGGCTAGGTGTGACTATACCAGTTTGCAAAGCAATCTTTTTAAGATTATCTTCTAGTTGCGGATTAAAATATGGACCAGCTTTTTCTGTCATTCTATTATTAGTTCTATCTCTATCTTCTCTATTAATTCTACTCTTCTCCATATCTGGATCAAAACCAAATATTCTTTGTAATAATTCATCACTAATAATATTTCTATCTGCTAATTGAATTAGTAATGCTTTTTCAGCATCTTCATTGCTCAGGTCCATTCTATCAAATTCTATTTTAGCAGGAAATCTGAATCCCATCGCCTTCTGTACGACTGCTATTTCTTTTTTCCAAAAACTCATTAATACTTTGCGTCCGTATTGTAGTCTTTGCGTTAGGGTTTTTAAACTTATAAAATTGTTTGTAGTTCCAGCGGCACCATATGTTCCTGTGAGAGTGGGTGGAATACCTAGCCCAGCATATATAGCATTTAAATGAGGAGTATATTTACCCTCGCCTAAAAATTGATGAACACTTGTCTTGCTTTCCAGTAGTTCAATATCTGGACCCCATACTAGGTCCATTGTGCCACCACCCATATTATTTTGTAGTATACTACTAAGTTTACTAGCAGCAGCTTGAGTTGGAGCTATTCTATGTTCTAAACTACCTAATTTAAAAATACGAATATTGCTAATAGCACCATCCAGAGCAGCAAGGTCAGCTAACTTTAATTTTTCTACAATATTAATATCATCTAATATAGCATATATCATAGGATATGCCCAAGTTTTCCAATCGTCTTTCTTATAGTGGAAAACAGATGTTTTTTCGGGATCTAATGGGAATGGTTTTTTACTTTTTGCTGCTTCAACTAGAGCCGGTGGTAACTGATTGATAATTGCTCTTTCAGCATCGTCTTTCGGAGCATTGATCAATTTGCGCAATCCTGCTGGCATAGTGATTGAATATGACTTATCACTTACAAAAGAAGATAAAGAAGCACCAATAACATCAACATATTGAGGATCTATAAATGTATATCTCCAAGGAATTTCTCTTTTTTCTATTTGTATATCATCATTATTAATGATAAAATCTGGAGAAGCTTTAGCTCTATACATTTCATCAGCAACTTTAATACTAATTTTAGCTGTTTGACGATTAATTACAACATTCCCTATGCGATAGAGATTATTTAAAAATCTTTCGCTTCGTTCCTCTCCTTTGATTTTATCAAACCAATTGCGATAAAATCTTTCTATTCTTTTGTTGGGATGAACTAATCTAATACCTTGACTAGCAAAATCTCCCATAAGATCAATAACATTTTTTACTAAGCCAACTCTATTGTAAACAGCATCACAATTAGCAAAAATTTCTTTTAGTCTAGTCGGTACAGCCTCATCGGGTCTGAAATAATCATAATCTGCTCTATTAAATCCTGGACGACCAGAGGTATTACCATCTAGATTGATAAAACTACGAAATCTACTAGTGGTAGCAGCAGTAGCTTTATCAGCTATTCCGAATTCGTCTAATCCTTTGCTAGCTTCCCTTAGTGCTTCTCTTTTATCGGCTAAATTATCGTCTGACCATGTAACATAAGCATTATCAGGAATAATTCGGGAAGATTGTTCCATTGCTTCGCTTTTAGGATATTTTTTTCTAGGCATAATAGAATTACAATAGTATTGTTATAGGATTAATATTAATTACACTGTTTAACGATAAATCCCTGTATATATATTAGTATTAGCTCCGTCTGTAAACCAATTTGGTCCTTTATACATTTGACCTTCTTTTTTCTCCATGAAGCGTAAATCATTTCCTATAACATCATAATTGACCATATCTAAAGTTCTACTAATTTGTCTTGCTAACATATTTGCTATTAATAGCGCGCTATATCGGTCTTTTCTCAATTTACCCTTTTTCCCATTAGGAAGTTTAACTTCTGGAGTATCCCATCTATCTCTAGCATTTGGTCCGGTGCTAGTCTGACTCATCACTATCGTTGTTAGTTCATTTTTTAATTCTTCTATTTCTAAAATACATTCACTTTCGCAGTCATATAGATTGTCCAATCCTTCTTTCATAATATCCTTTCCTTCTCTGTCAAGAGCTAGGGCTAAACTCACCTGATCAAATCGTGGAAATAATAATACTTTATCTTCTAGATCTTTTCGTAGGCCATGATTTGCTTGCGCTGTCCAGTCTGCTCTAGCGAATTGTATAAGTTCAAGAATATGTAATCCGGCTTGATCATCGGTGTCTTTAGGTTTAGATAAATCTATAGCGGGCCAAATTAATATTTCTCCATCTTCTATTTTTCCTGGGTCGTGTAAAGCCTCTTCTATCGCTACGCCTCCACCTTGAGCATCCATACCTATTCTGTGACACGGAAAAACTTTCATCAAATTACGTATTTTACGAGCACAAAAACTATAAAAATCAAATTCATTAATTAAACCTGTTTGTTGTCTGTCTTTAAAATTGTTACGGTTTGTGGTCCAGGTATATACTATACGACTATGAGTTGGATGTAATTCTAAAACTACTATACTAAAGTTGTCTTTTTCTGATGCAGGATCGACGCCATAGATATATTTGAGATTTGGGTCTCCTTTTAATCTAACATCAAAAAGTATATTTTGTTCATTGATAGATATGGGTTTTGTTTCATTAACCACGCAACTTTCTATAAGGCTTCTTCTAAAGAATCCATCACTATCTTCTGTAAAACATGCGGCATATTCCATATTGTAAATACCAGTATGAATTGTGGCTTTAGCTCTACTAACTTGCTTATCATCCATAAATCCTTTAGGAATGAGTTCATATGGGATTCTAACTATACTATAGTCTTTCCAATTAAAGCTTTCTGGCACTTCTCCTTTAAAAATTTCTTCAAGCTTTTTTTTATCTCCGCGACTATTGATAATTTGTTTATATCGTTTCCAATAACTAGCAAAATGTTTAAAACTATAATCTGCTGTACCAGATATTATAGCTTGGTTACCTTTTTTAATTTGTATAGCTTCTAGCTCATCGTTCCATAATCCTGCTTGTTTCATAGCCGCTTTTTTAGCTTCTTCTTTAACATTTTGGATAGGACTAGCCGACACAGCAGCGAACCCCGAAACAACGGTTTCATAGATATCTGGAGATATTGATGCGAACTCGTCCGCGATGATAATATGCGCTCTTAAACCTCTAATTTTACTACCATCACCCATAGGAATAGCCACTGCCCAACTATCTCCTAATCTTATAGTGCATCTATCAACATCTCGACGCGGACCATCATCGTTTCCATTAAATAGGTTTCTCAGAATCTGGCTGCTGCGCCATGTAGTTTCCATATATTCAAAAATGATTTTACTTTGTCGGAAAGCAGCTCCCACTATCACAATTTTAGTACCAGGACAAAATACCATGCGTAATATACAGTACAGTGCTAATAGAAAACTTTTACCAAAACCACGACTAGCCACAAACATTGGAAAAGGACGAATCCACAACTCTCGCAATATGGCCACCTGAATAGGATGAAGCTCTATACCAAATAATAACTTGCACGATGATCCAAAATATTTAGGATCTCTAAGAAGACGCAACAAATGAAGATCAGGATTTTCTATATCTTCTTTGCTTCGTCCTATCATAGGATTTTTAGCGATTTGCAAAGAGGCAAGATCACCAAGACCTAGCCACGCATCATCAAATGTTGATATTGTTTCCATATTTTTCATATATTCGTTTCATTATGCCTACTGCGACTCGTTCTGCGGTTGATGGAGATCCACAGTATAATATGTGAATATTATGATTTAATTGTAATTCTACCATTATTTTCATAATATAATTACCACTTATTTTAAGTTTGTCCCACATTTTTTTAGGAATATCGCTACCCACAGGATAGTTATATATATCCATAATATCAAATTCACACAAAATAAAACTATGAGGAATAGTATTTAATCTTTGAATCACATCAGAAAATCTATTTTCTGTAATATTTGTGGCTATTTCGCTAACGCTACTTTTGCGTTCTATGGCTAACAAGTGTTCGTATCCTTTGATGCTATAATCACCAGTATCTAGTTTCTCACGACTAGTAACATGCAAACCAAATTCCCACGGAGTTTGTTCGCGCGTATCAATTATTATGGTAAAAGGATCTTTAATCATGGTGTTTTAATTTGTTAAGAATTATAGTCTGGAAAAAACTAGCATAATTTTCTTCGTTATTTTTAATTTGGTCATGATGAGTTTTGCAGAGAAGAATTCCATTATTTGGGTGGTATCTTAAGCCGGGGAAATCGGCCCATTTATTAATGTGGTGAGCATGAATTTTCTTTGTGTTATTACAGTGGGGCCACTGACAGGTGTTATTATCTCTGGTGTGAATAATTTGTCTCCATTTTTTATAGAGAGGATCTTTGTAATTTCTATTCATGGTGATCGTGGGTTTCTGGACATAATATGGGTGAATCAACAGAGTTATCAGTATAATTATGGTAATCGTATAATTGTTGTTTAGCTTTTTCTGTGGCCATAGCTAGTATTTCCATTTCTCGTCCTTCTTTCTCTCTTATTAATTCGTCTTCTAACATACGAATCAAACCGACCCAACTACTCTTACCATCTTCTATTCTTTTAATGCGTTGCTCACGAGTGGCTTTTAAATCTTTACTTATCTTTTGCTGTTCATTTAAAAGCTTAGTATATTCGTTGGTATAACTAGCAATACTATTACGAGCAAAACTGAGCTGAGTTTCAAGATTGGCTAGTCGTGGAATATCTCTTTGATCTTCAGTTTTTTCATATTCTTTATCTACTAATTTTTGTAGTTTCTCAGTTTCTGCAATATGACGTTTACGCTCTTTCATACTACGATTAATCAAAATATCTATAGTAATAAATTGTTTGATTTGTAATTCTTCTGCGGGTAACACATCCTCTTTGAACTGTTTAATTAGGCCAACCCACGTATTCTCAAAGTATTCTAATTCGCCACTATCCTCATCAAACTGTCTAACAATTTCGTTCCAGAATGTTTTGCTTCTGAGTTTTCTTTTTAGAATCTCGTTTTCACTTTTATTTTCTAGATTGTATAGTTGATTTTCGTCCACATATCTTTTGATAGGATCAGTATTACGATTAAGTTGATAAGCTATTTGATCTATACTTAATGAGGATATATTATCGGTGATAAATTTTTCCTCATCTAAACTCAATTGTCCGCGTTTTTTAGCCATGATTTTTAATAATCTCTTTAAGTTTGATGCTAAGTTTAGTCATATCAGCTTTGGGTATTTTGGATCCGGCTTTTAACTTTAGGTAAATGGTTCGTTCTTCGCCCACCAAATGTTGATCTATAAGTTTTATAATTTCTGATGTGCTAATTTGATCCATAAAAGAATCATCATCACTCACAAATGCTGATCCATAATTTTTAACCTCGTCTATAGTATTAAGATACATTAGATTTTTTTTGGTGCTATTACGATCCAACCAACTACTATATAGTTCGCAATCGTTTTTATTGGAATATTCTAAACAACCACTAGCGCTTTGTTTGCATCCTTTGTCATATAATGGACATGTTAAGCAGGGTTTGTCTGGGCGTTGATAGTTGTCTCGTTTGTAATTAAACAATCGATTTCTAACGTGGGTCCATAGAAAGTTTTCTAGGGGCCTTTTGTGATCATAATTTTTTAGTCCTTCTAGTGCAAATATGCTGATTTGCTGTTTCATATCATTGTAGTCATGGTATCCAAATTTAAATTTATACGCTAATTTCTTTGATATAATATCAACAATTTTAAGAAACTCATTTTCATCCACCGATATTGTCTTCGTTTTCTTGGTTCTTTTTTTCTTCGTCATTTATTAGTTCCACTAGGGATTTGTTTGGAGTGCTATTAAGGTCTTGGTCCACTGAAACATTATCTTTAGCGGTTACGTGTAAGATTAGTGGGGTAATATTGTCAATATGCATATTTAGCCTCTTGCGCTTAAAAGTACAAAACCTAGTATATATTATGATTCGTACACTTTTTGTCAAAAAAGGAAAGATTTTATGGCCACATATAAAAAATGGACAGATGCTGAAATAGACTTTATTCGTAATAATCTAGGATCTTTTAGCGATGTTGAATTAGCGGCTAAATTAAGCGAAATGACTAGCGAAACTGTTACATATGGTATGATTCGTCGTCAGCGTCGCAAAATTGGTGTTAGCAAACCAAGGGGTCGTAGAAAAAAGAATAATATACCAGCATAAAGGAGAAACCATGAACAACAAACCATTCGGATATAGCTACTTTTTAGATATGTATAGTTGTTGTTTACCACATACAAGTCTATGGGTTGATAATTTAAAGAATCTAGCGCCTGGTCGAGCAAATCGAATCTGTTAAGAACAGGAATGCCTAGAAAGATTTTTTGCATGGTTGAGCCTCTGATACTAGATACACTAATAAGGTGGCTATTAAACTGGCCAATTATTTTATGGTGGTCGAATTGTGTTTGAACCACCGGGCGATTTTGTCGCAAGAAGCCCGCAGTCCTTGGAAAACAGAAAAACCCCCCTATCGGGGGGATCCGCGTAAACCCCCGCCATGCAAACATCGTGCCAAACAATCGAATGATGAAGGTTTCCCCACCTATATTTCCTCTATTTTTTTTCGTTTGCTTTGCCGATACCATACTGTAGAATAGTGGCACAGTTGACGATACCCCTCGAAGGAGAAACAAAGATGACCAACGGCCCAGTTCAAGTAGGATACGCTTTTGAGTGTATGAAGAAGAACGGCAAGACATACGGGGGCAGTATTGTAAAAGTCGCCTCTTATCCTCGTGGCACACTAGTCACCGTCAAGTATTTCGAAGACGATGAGTACGACGACAACTTCAACGGTCGAACTGTAAAAGTTCAGAATCCAGCCTACAGGTCGATCTATTTAGAAGACTGTATTACGTGGACCACAGAGCAGCCCGCGATATTCTAGGCTTCCCCGATGGATGGATCGACCACACCCC